AAAGTCCAAAAAGGGCTATACCCGCAAAGTTAAGCACAAAGGGAAGATTGATGGCTAAAGCTGCTAAAGCTACCAAAACAGATAAAATTGCTGCCGTAGCAGCAGTCCGCCCAAAAGCTAGGCGCCTTAAGGGCAAGTACAGTGAAATGGACGTTAAGGCTACTGGTCCAATGCCAGAGTGGCACGACCAAGATAAGCTTACCCCTGAGCAGCATTCCAAGCGTTGGCGCCAGGGCGTCTACTTTTATTACTATCACCACACTATGAAGGATCTTCGTCCCTTCATCCTCGAAGTGTTTAAGTCTGTTTGGTCTAAAAAGCAGATCAAGGACTTTAACAAGATTCGTGATAATCTCATTAGTCCGCAAGTTGGCGCCTTCTGTAAGATGGTGTGTGACGGCGCACGGTGGGATGAAAACAGCAAAGCATGGACTGAGAAGCATTTTGCTAAGCTGTTCGAGAGCGTTGCTGGCATTGCAGACGAAGAAGACAAGCCCAAGGAAGAACCTAAGAAGGTAATCAATATTCAGGATCGTCTTAATGAAATCCGCGAAGAAACAATTGGTGACCTTGAGTGCATTGAGGACGAGTTTATTCGTACTCGTAAGATGCCCAACGTAAACATTATGACTTGGCTGCGTCAGAAGAATGTACCGCAGCAGATCGTTCCTGCTATGATTGATTTCTATGCAGAGCGACTTGCGTTTATGATGGAAGTAAAAGAAGGCAAAGATACCCAGCTTAAGGAGGGTTACGCTCATCTTAAGAAAAAGGACATTGACGTTTGGATTAAGTGGTATAACGACATTATCACTGATCTCGACGGTTATAAGCGTGTTAAAGTTGCTGCACGTAAGCCACGTATGCGTAAGCCTCAGAGCCCTGAGAAGCTTGCACGTAAGATGAAGTTCCAAAAAGAACTTCCTGAGTTTGGCATTACTAGTGTACAGCCTAAAGAAATTGTTAACGCAACGCAAGTTTGGGTGTATAACACTAAGACACGTAAGCTTGGACGTTACGTTGCAAGTGAGCAGGACAAGAGCTTGACCGTAAAGGGTAGTACTATCCTTGGGTGGGATCCTAAGCTGAGTATCGCTAAGACACTCCGCAAGCCAAAGGAACAGCTTAAGGCTTTCCAAGAAAGCGGCAAAGTCCAGCTTAGAACGTTCCTTGATAAGATCAAGGCAACTGAAGTGAAGTTGAATGGTAGGACGAATGACCAAACTATCATTCTTAGAGTTGATCAGTAAAGGAGATCAAAATGGGTTGGATTATTGGAATTATTGTAGTACTTGCAGTGATCGGTGCTTTTACTAAAGGTGGAGGAAACTCTGGAGGTGGACCCGGCGGCGGGGGTCGCAAAAAGAGTAATGTTATTCGCAATTCTGCTATCGCAGGAGTAGCTGGGTATGCAGCTGGCAAAAAGATCGCCCAGCTTTAATAGTTGTTAATCAAAAGCATTGCTGTAACTAAATAATGTTATGGCAACGTTACAAGAGTTAAAAACAGAAGTATTTGATTATGTCCGTTTCAGCTTAGCTGATGGAATGGTAGATGTTGAGCTAGATCCAGCTCATTATGAAACCGCTTTAAAGCAAGCGTTGCTAAAATACAGACAGAGAAGCGCCAACAGTGTGGAAGAAAGTTTCGCCTTTCTTCCACTTATTGTTGATACCGACAAATACATACTACCACCAGAAGTGATCAGTGTTAAGCAGGTTTATCGTCGTAGCATTGGTTCAACTACATCTACTGGTGCAACTCAATTTGAGCCATTTGAAGCAGGGTTTTTAAACTTGTATCTATTACAAAGTGGTCGTGTTGGTGGTTATCTAAACTACGAATTGTTTAGTCAGTTCCAAGAACTAAGCATGAGAATGTTTGGTGGTTTCATTAACTTTAAGTTTAACAAAGTAAACAAAGAACTTATGATATTCCGTCGTCCTCGTAACAGCGATGAAACAGTTATGTTACATACGTATAACTATAAGCCAGACGTAACATTACTGTCTGATTACATGGCATTCCCTTGGATAAAAGATTATACACTTGCATCATGTAAAATGATACTTGGACAAGCATACGAAAAATTTGGTACTATTGCTGGACCACAAGGTGGCACTACATTAAATGGCGCATCCTTAAAAAGTGAAGCACAAACTATGCTTGATAAACTTGAAGAAGATCTCAAGAATTATGTTGATGGTGGTGAACCACTTGGTTTTATTATTGGCTAATAACTTTTAGTTTGCTATATATTATACATGATTATTGGAATTTGTGGATTAATAGGTTCTGGTAAGGACACTATTGCAAGTCATCTTGTTGACAAGCACGGTTATGAACGTTATAGCTGGGCAAGCCCTCTTAAAGACATCACTGCAACACTATTTGGGTGGGACAGGGATATGTTAGAAGGCACTACTCCTGACCAACGTATTAAGCGTGAAGAAATAGACCCGTGGTGGGATAAAAAGTTAAACAAATATGACCTTGTAAGCCCCCGATGGGTATTACAGTTTATTGGAACTGAGGTAATGCGTAATACGCTGCACAAAGATATTTGGGTTCTTGCAGGTATGAAACGCATTGAAGGTAAGAAAAATGTTGTTATTCCCGACACACGTTTCCCTAATGAGATTGAAGCTATTAGAGAAATGGGAGGTGTAATTTGGAATGTGCAACGTGGGCCATTACCAGAATGGTATCCTAAGCTTGTTGAGCTTAGAAGAGATTCAAATTTTAAACCGTCATTAATTGAATGGTTTATGTATGAAAACTATCCAAATGTACATGCTAGCGAATACAGTTGGGCAGGCACAGAATTTGATGCTGTGTTTCACAATAACGAAACAGTTAACCGTTTACAACAAAGTGTGGACTCAATAATCGGGAATTAAATCAGATTTTTTATTTTGTGGTATTGCTGAGATTTCAGCAATGCAATTTAAGCAATATGTTCTTAGATTATCTCTGCCTACGTTAAGTTTATTGCCATCCAAATAAACTATTTTAAGCTGTGTATGATGCTTACTAACAAAGTTGCATCTATCACAGCTTTTCTTTTTTATATAATTGCTCTTAATCAACAATTGATTAGATAATTCGTTTTGCTTTTTAATATCATTTAAACAGTTGCGACACATTTTTCTATAATGTGTTTTGTCGTTGCGCTTATAATTGATAGCAGCAGGTTTCTTCTTACATTTGGAACATTTTGGACGCATTTTTAGTATTTAAGAGTTAAAGGCTCTTAAAGGTCCTTAATTATCAGCTATTTTTTGGTTATACTAGCTAAATATCCTTAGTAAAGAAGGAACACCGACAAATGGCTTTAGTTTCTCCAGGCGTAGAAATCCAAGTTATTGATGAAAGTCAATATGCACCAACAGCAGTAGGCACAATTCCCCTATTGTTCGTAGCAACTGCTCAAAATAAGCAGAGCCCAAGTGGCAACATAGCAGAAGCAACTGCTCCAGCAAATGCAAACAATCTTTATGTGTTAACTAGTCAAAGAGATGTATTAACATTCTTTGGTAGTCCATTGTTCTACAATAACACTAATAACGTTCCAATTCACGGTTATGAATTAAACGAATATGGTCTACTAACAGCATATAGCTTGCTTGGTGTAACAAGTCGTTGCTATGTAATTCGTGCAGACATTGATTTAGCAGAACTTGCAAGCCTCGGAGATCGCCCACTTGCTGCTCCATCAGATATGACATACTGGTTAGACTTAACTCCAACACGTTGGGGTATATTCCAGTGGGATGCTACCGAGCAGTTATTTGATACTGTTGTTCCAATTGTTATTACAAACACAGACGATCTAAGCGGCGGTGCACCAAAGAACACTATTGGTAATATTGGTGATTATGCAGTTGTTACTACAAACGACGCTAACCCAGTATTCTACAAAGGCAAAGACGGCAACGGTTCACTAGTTTGGGCACTTGTTGGTTCAGATGACTGGAGAGATTTAATTCCAACAGTTGCTGGTACAATCCCAAGTCCAACTAACTTAGCATCAGGTGACACTATTATTATTAACGGTCAAATTGTTACGCTAACTGGTGACACTGTTGATGATTTAGTTGAAGACATTAACGGTACAGCAATTACAGGTGTCCGTGCTCAAAAGATTGCCGGCAAGCTTTATCTCTTTGCTACAAGCGAAGCAAGTAGCGATGGCAGCACAATGGACGGCATTGTAGACATTGCAAATGATAGTGGTGAAATCCTCGAAGCACTTGGAATTTCCGCAGGACCTTATGCTATCCCTGCGACCCAATTAAGCAAGCATACACAAGTTCCACAGTGGAAAGCTAACGACTCAACTCCACGCCCATCAGGTTCTATTTGGGTTAAGACAACAGCTCCAAACTTTGGTGCAAGCATTGCTGTTAAGCGTTACAATGCACTAACAGAAACTTGGCAACTTCTTCCAGTTCAGTTAGAAGCAACTGATTGGGCTGCAAACAAGTACTTTGATCCGCTACGTGGTGGTTCAGGTATCCCGGTAGGTACAGTTTACGTACAGTATGACGTAACAAGTCAAGGTTATGTAACATACAAGATTTTTGTTCGTGCAAGACAGGGTGCAACTATTGTAACTGGTAACGAAACAAATCCATCCATTACAATTGGTGACTCATTTGCTATTTCATATAGCGTACCAAACAGTGAAAACTTAACTACCCCAGTAACAGTTACTATGACTGGTGAAACAGCAGAAAACTTTGTGGAAGATGTTCTTGCTGCGGGTCTTGATTATGTAAGCGCACAAGTTAACCCAGATGGAAGTGTTGCACTTATCCATACTGCTGGTGGTGTACTAGCATTAGCTAACGTAACAGGTAGTCCACTTGATGAAGTAGGTATTACTGAAACTTCAGATTTCTGCCGTGCAGCAGACAACGTATCAAGTGAAGGTTCATTAGTATTCCAAGATCAAAATCAAGCAATCATTGCAAGTAACTGGGTTCCAGAAGAATATACAGCTAGTGTAACTCCTCCAGGTCGTGATCCAGCTGACAAAACAAAGTGGTATTGGGGTGAAGTAGGTGAAGCCGACGTTATGATTCACGACGGTAACACTTGGAAAGGTTATCGCAACGTAAGCATTGATGCACGTGGCTTTAACTTAACAAACACTGATCCAAATGGTCCAATTTTCTCAGTAACAGAGCCAACAGCACAGAGTGATGGTTCAAAGCTAGAATATGGTGATCTATGGATTGATACTAGTGATTTAGAAGTTTATCCAAAGCTATATCGTTGGGAAATTGTTAACGGCGAACAGAAGTGGGTAGAAGTTAATAATACTGATCAGACAAGTGAAAATGGTATCCTCTTTGCTGATGCACGCTTTATGGGTGACTCAACTAGCGACGTAGTAAATGACGTAATTCCTGAAATTAAGGACATGCTCAATAACAACTACGTAGATTTGGATGCTCCAGATCCACTACTTTATCCACGTGGTATGTTGCTATTCAACACTCGTCGTTCAAGCTTTAACGTTAAAGAGTTCCGTCGTAATTATTACAACGCTGAGTCTTTCCCAGGTGAAGTTCTCCCAGTAGAAACTAACCAGTGGGTAAGCATTAGTGGTAGCAGAGAAAACGGCCACGCTTACTTTGGTCGTAAGGCTCAACGTAACGTAGTTGTACAAGCAATGCGTAGCGCAATTGACACTAACACTGAAATCCGTGAAGAAATGCGTGAGTTTAACCTAGTTGCTGCTCCAGGATATCCAGAGCTAATTCCAAACATGGTACAGCTAAACAATGACCGTAAGCAGACAGCATTCGTTGTAGGTGACAGTCCATTCCGCATCCCAACTGAAGGTACTACACTTACACGTTGGTTACAGAATAGCAACCTTGAAGGTGTTGAAACTGAGAACTCACTTGTTACTAGAGATCCATACTTGGGCGTTTGGTATCCAAGCGTACTAGGTGCAGACTTAGCAGGTAATCAAGTTGCTATGCCGCCAAGCTTTGCAGTATTGCGTATGATTATCCGTAGTGACCAAGCTGCATTCCCTTGGTTCGCTCCAGCTGGTATTCGCCGTGGTGTACTTGATAACGTAACACGCCTTGGTTACTTAAATGACGAAGGTGAATTCGTAAGTGTTGGTGTACGCCAAGGTATACGCGATATTCTTTACGAAAACAACGTAAACCCACTAACATTTACCCCAGTCTCAGGTATCATTGCTGATGGTCAAAAGACACGTTCAAGCAGCTTCTCAGCACTTGATCGTATTAACGTAGCTCGTTTAATTGTTCATATGAGAACAGTATTAGACAGAGCAGTTAAGCAGTTCTTGTTTGAACCAAACGACAAGATTACTAGAGACGAAGTAAAAGGCGTCGTTGAAAAGTTAATGAATGATTATCTATCAAAGAGAGCATTGTATGACTACGCAGTAGTTTGCGATGAAACAAACAATACTCCAGATAGGATTGATCGTAACGAATTGTACATTGATATCGCAATTGAACCAGTTAAGGCAATTGAATTTATCTACATACCAATTCGCATTAAGAACACAGGTGAAATTGCTAGCGGCAGCGCTTCTACAAGCAGACCAGTATAAGGCAAATTAAATGTATAAATATTTAGGTAATAGGAGATAACAATGGCCGTAGCAAGCTTAACAAGATTTACAGTTCCATTGGCTAGCGATCAAAGCGCACAGAGCCAAGGTCTGCTAATGCCAAAGCTCAAGTATCGCTTTAGAGTAATATTTGAAAACTTTGGTGTAACCGCTGAAAGAACAGAACTTACAAAGCAAGTTGTAAGTGCTGCTCGTCCAACAGTACAGTTTGAAGAAGTTGTACTAGATGTTTACAACAGCAAGATCAAACTTGCTGGTAAACCAAGCTGGAACGACATTAGCATTGTTATACGTGATGATGCACTTGGTACTGTTTCTCGCATGATTGGTGAGCAACTACAGCGTCAATTCGATTTCTTCGAGCAGTCATCAGCACAAGCTGGTATCGTTTACAAGTTTACTACTAAAATTGAAATGCTTGATGGTGGTAACGGTGCAGATACTCCACTTGTACTTGAAACTTGGGAACTATATGGTTGCTACTTAAACAGCGTAAACTATAGCGAACTTAACTATAGTGATAGCGGTGCAGTAGAAATTACTATGGACATTAAGTATGATAACGCACTACAGACTCCACAAGGTTCTGGTGTTGGTGCAGCTATCGACCGTGTACAAGGCTTTACTGCTACAGGCTAATAAAATTAGATCTCCAAAGAAAGCCCAGTTTCAAAAGCTGGGCTTTTTTGTTGGCTATAAATATATTAGTAACTTTAGGAATACGAATTGGCTAAAAACCCAATCCCAGTACCAAAACTTCGTCCCAACAACCTCCGTAATCCAAACGGCGGCAACGCAGATATCTTTAATTTAAGAGATTATACACACGCTGCTAAAACATTTCTATCAGAGCCTGGCTATGCTATGGCTCCTAAGTTTGGATTTTTATTCCATGTAAGAATTGTTTTTAATCAACCAGGGCAAAGTCAAAACGGAGATAGAAGCAAAACAATTAGTGTATTATGTAAGAGTGCTGATCTTCCTAAATTTAACATTGATTATGACGAATTAAACAAGTATAACAAAAAAGAAGTTATTCCTAAAAAAATAAAATATGAAACAGTGTCATTAACATTCCATGATGATGCAAAAAATATAATACGTGATATGTGGTTAGCATATAACACTTATTACTTTGCTGATGCTGGCATAACCCCAGAAGCATGGGGACTCGACGATACTTACTTAGAAAATAGACCATTTAATCGTTATGGGTTAGATAACAATCAAACTGTAAAGTTTATCAAAAGCGTAGACATTTACAGCATGGGAAATCACAAATATACAAAATATAGTTTGATTAATCCTCTTATTACAAGTTTTGATTTTGATCGTTATGATTATTCTGAAGGCACAAGAACAATGGAAACACAGCTTCGTTTAGATTACGAAACTGTGTTGTATTATGAAGGCAGCACAGAGGAAATTCCAGGGTTTGGACCGGACAGCCCATATTATGATAATAAATTTAGTACCCTCGGAGAATTCCAAGCAAATGTTTCTGAAGGTGTTATAGATAAGATTGAAAAAGCAATATCAAAAACATCAACACAAAAAACTTTTCAACCTTATCAAAATGAAATTAAAACATTGCCGGTTCGTATTAGTCCTGAACAAATTAATGCAGTCAAAGCAGTAGCAGCAAATAGTATTCAATCATCTCGACGCTTTAGCTTTCCAACTGCAACAGAATTAAAAAATGTTTCCAGTTTAGTTGATTTAAACGGGCGCAATAGATTTGATAGTCAAGGAAGAATTGCTAGTGTAGGTGCAGTTGTTAGTAATGGATTACAAATTAATTCTAATGCACCAAGTTCAAATGGTTTGCAAACAACAGCAACAGGCAATTTATCTTCTCTAATTGTAAATGCAATTATCCCAGACGGACTAACTTCATCAGAACGTCAAAAGTTCTTACAATCTTACCCGCCACTACCAACAACCGATAGTAGAACAAGGTTACCGCCATATGTCTAATTTACCAAAAACTAATGATGATTATAATACTAATGCATATTTTTCTAGTTATTATCGTACAAATTTGCCCGTAACTGGCCAACAATATGATGCAGTGTTAACTTTCTTTCTAAAGAAAACAAGTGGTAATAGAACTGCCGCAGAAGCTTTAACTGCAAGTGTAATGACTATTGCCCAAAATCAAGGTGTTGACCCAATTGGGTTTATTGAAGAGTTTAAGCGTTTTAATGACAACGATAGCTTTAAAGCAGCATTGCTTTCTTTATTAAACAGTGACAGACGTCCAACAAGTAAACTAGGATACAGTGTATTGCCACAAGCAAATCCAAATATTGCCAGAAACATTGGAAAATAAATGGCTAACAAGAAGTGGTTACAGGGTAAGTTTACTGTAAAAAATCCTGAAAAATATGTTGGAACAAAAACACCAACATATAGATCAAGTTGGGAATTTGCATTTATGCAATTTTGTGATAATCACCCCAACATTATTAATTGGGCAAGTGAAGCAATAAAGATACCATATCGTAATCCGTTAACAGGAAAACAAAGCATTTATGTTCCTGATTTTTTAGTTGTTTATCAAGACAAAGATGGTAACCAAAGAACTGAGTTAGTTGAAATTAAACCTAGCAGTCAAACTACACTAGAATCTGCAGGCAAAAATAAACAAAATGTTGCAGCAGTTGCAGTTAATATGGCTAAGTGGCAAGCAGCAAATGCTTGGGCTAAACGTGCAGGTGTTACTTTTAAAGTAATTTCAGAATCAGATATATTTAAAAATACCAAAGGTTCTACTAAACGTCGCTAAGTAATTGCATGACTAAAAATTTAGAAAACTTTTTTAACTTACCTTCAGCAGATTCCGAAGAATTAACTCAATCTGAAATAATTGAGACATTGAAAGAAGTAGAAGATATTGACGATAAAATGAAAAGTATCGTTGATCTAACTTCTAGCGATAAGGAAATGGATGACCTTGCAGAACAAGCAATGGGAACATTTAAAGATTTAATGGATTTAGGTATGAATGTTGATGCAAGAGCCGCTGCCCCTATTTTTGAAGCAGCAACAAAGCTTATGGGTCATGCATTAACTGCTAAAGCAAGTAAGATTGATAAGAAACTAAAGCTTCTTGATCTTGAACTTAAAAAGAGACGACTAGATCATCAAATCGCACAAGATACTGGTAATAATGAAGAAGCAGGTGAAGTTGAAGGCACAGGCAGAGTTCTAGATAGAAACGAGCTATTAAAAATTATCAAAGGTAATTGATGTTAGTTACAAGTAGTAAAACAAATCAATTAAGGTTTGTTAGCACTTTAACAAAAAAATACAAACTAGATAACGAGCAATCAACGTTACTAAACGATGTTGTCACAATATTGCCAGTTTGTAGAAACAATTACAATCATTATGGAATTGATATGATTGAAAACTTTTTTGTTTATCCAATACTACTAAAGCAATATATTGATATATACGAAAACAATGAGCTAAAAGCTTTTATAACGTATGCTATGTTAGATAAAAATGCAGAAAGAACATGGTTAACTAATAGTAAAAATATTCCTTTTCAAGATTGGAATTCAGGCGACAGTATTTGGATAATTGATGCACTTAGTCCTTGGGGGCATGGCAGAGCCGTAACAACAAAGCTAGAAGAACATCTATCTAAACTAGGCCATAAAGGTAAAATTATACGCTATAAACGTAATTACCCTAACGGAAAAACAAGATTTAATCAAAGCATCATATAGTAAAAATTGCTAAATACGTAATCGAGAGGTATTTTTAGCAATGAAAAGCTTTACTGAGTTTTTAACAGAGTCAACCAAACAATACAATTTCCGCATTAAAGTAGCAGGTACTTTAAGCGATGAGCAAGTTGATAGACTTGAATCAGCTATGGAAAAGTGGGGCTTACAGAGCATTAATAAGCCAAAAGTAACACCAATCCAAAAGCATCCAGTAGATTTTGCTAACTTAAAAGAAATTGAAGTTAGTATCATGGATATGACATTAGATTATCCTGCAACACCCCAAGAAATTATTGCTAGAATGTCAGAATACTGCACTGTAAACCCAGAATACATAAAAGTATTCAACAGTGATGATCCAAATGTAGCTGAAATGGAAGCAAAAGCTGAAGAAGCAGAAGAAGAATATGAAGTACAACTAACTGCTCCATATCCAAAAAGTGAAAAAAATCTTCCAGCAGGGGATAAGTTTACACAAAAGTTCTTAAAAGATCAGAAACGTAAACCTGCATTTAAGATTGCTGGTGGAAATGCATCAAAATCTCAGTCAACCAACGATCTACCACAGGGAACAACTAGCCCAATTAGCGGTCGCAAAGGAAAATAATCAATGAAAATTAACTCGCAAATAATGGGGTTTGGTGTTGGTACTAAAGTGTTAATGGCCGACGGAAAAGAAAAGGCAATTGAAAATATTCAATCAGGTGACGTTGTTTTAAGTTTTGACCAGTTTGATGCTTTTGGAAAGTTAGAACCAAAGAAAGTATTAAACACTTTTATGCACGTTGATAGAAACTTACTAAAAGTAAACGTTAAAGATTCAGATGTTGAATTAGTTGTAGCCCTTGGTCAGCTTTTCATTAACTCTAAATCAGAGTGGGAAGAAGCTGTAGACACTAACGAATTAATTGATGAAGAAGGCAACGTTTTAGCTTTTGAAGTCAAACAAATTACTAGAGGTAAGCATCAAGTATTCGACATTGTTGTAGAAGATAACCACAGCTTGGTTGCTAATGGTATTAGAGTACACAATAAAAAAGCAAAGAAAAAAGCTGGTGCTACTAAAAAAGTAACGACAGATGATTACGATGATAATCAAACATATAATTTAGGTGCGTCAAAGAAAAAGAAAGTTATTAAAAACTACAAACCAGAACCAAAAGTTGATTATATTGTAACAGCAGTTAATACTGTTGAAAGTATTGATACAATGATGGATTTCTTAAAGGAAATCGTTGATGAATCTACTCCGTTACAATTGACACAAATTAAGTTAACAATACAAACAAGTATCGATAGCATCTACAATTATACACAGCAGGTAATTACTGCGATTAATTATTCTTCTATTTCAAGTTACGATAAAGGTGACGTACTTGGTTCAATGGCAGATATTAATTCCTTTGCTATATCACTTAGAAAACCATTTGAAGAAACAGTTGTTAGTGCAGCAGGAAAAACTGTTGCAGCCTCATTAATTGAATTAATTGGCGCAAGTGTTTTAAAAGTAAACAGAACATTGTCCTTGTACACAGTAGATTCAAAAGAAAAAGACGCAACTAAAACTAAGGCTAAAAAGAAGAAGTTTACAGCTTCTAGAGCACAAGACGGTAAATATAAAAACACAAATCCAAATCAACCAAGCCGTGAAGGTGGCGCTAGAAATGATTTTGGCAGTGATAAAGGTCGCGGCGGCGGCGGCAAGAATAATAGCAGTGGGCCAGCTGGTCCATCAAAGTCATCTTCTAAGACAGGCAGCGCAGGATCAAGCACAAGAAGCACAGGTGGTAGCGGAAATAAATCTACTGGCGGCGGCCTAAAAGATGCATCAGGAAGTGCAGCAGGAAGAAACAGCGGTAGCATTGGCGGCGGCAGCTACTCTGGCGGAGTTTCTGGTAGCAATCCTAAAGGCGATAAGAATACTGGAAAGCTATAATGGGCATAGAAATTATAAATATTAAACGTAAGCCTAGTTCAGGGGGCGGAAAAGCTAATGGCACAAGCGGTGCTAAAGTTAATCCGCATACTGTAAAGGCTCAAGATTTGAGAGTACACAAACCCATAGTAGGCCAAGGTGGTCTAAGTATGGTATTAAAAATGAAGTAAGGGGAAACAAATGTTACACAACGCACAAGTGGTAGGCTTCGCAGAAGGCACACCAGTATTAATGGCAGACGGCAAGTGGAAGCCAATCGAGGAAGTTAAGCAAGGCGACTGGGTAATGAGCTTCAATCCAGCTATTGAGAATAGCGAACTTGAGCCACGTAAGGTTGTTAACACATTCTCTACATTGCACAGGGATTGCATTGAAATACATGCTAACGGCAAAGTAACTATTGTTGCAAAAGATCAGTTGTTCTTTACCCCTGGAGCGAATTGGTCTGCTGGATATGATACAAAGCAAGTTATGAACTTTGCTGGTGATCGCCAAGAAATTCAAGTTCGTCGTGTCCGCGGCGGAAAGTTTAAAGTATTTGATATTACTGTTGATGAAACACATGCTCTTGTTGCTAACGATTTGCGTGTACACAACGGCGGTAGCAGTAACAACAAGAAAAAGAAAGTAATTGTACAAGCTCCTCAACCAGTTGTAACTGCTGGCAAACCGGGCAAACCAGTTAGTGTTACTACAACATATAATGGCAACACAACTACAGTAGTTGTAAATCCAAGCCCAGGTAGCTCAGGTCAGATTTCAGTTGGTGCTAGTGGTACAATTGGTGTTCGTCAAACAGGTGTTCCTGGACTTCCAGTAAGTGACGGCACTTATTATCAACCAATTGCAGTTCTCCCATATCCAGGCGGCAGCTATGTGCGTGATCGCGCTCTTAATGCAGAAATTATACGTAGCAGCGTTTGTGGAAATATGTTAAACAGAGGAACTAATCATAAAGCTACTTCGAGTGAAGTTTCTTCTTGGAAGAGCGAACTTAATAGTTTGATTAGCGAATTAGAAAGCATGAAGAATGTAAACATTCATGGCGGACCAACAAGAATTGCAATGTCTGTTGACCCAACTCTTATCAACGATGCAATTTCAAATGCAAGAAGCTTAAGTAATTCACTAAAGGCAGGACGCAAGTTAACAATTGGTTTAATCCGTCAAAATTGCGATAAACTTGCTAACATCATTGGCAGAATTCAATCAAGTGTTCCATCAGATTCAGTTGTGTTAGTTCCACAACCTATTCCAATGCCACTTCCTCCTCGTCCAATTGCTCCTCCGGTAGTAGTATGTCCAAACCCATCATCTTACTACAGTGAAAGAATATATGAGGGACAAGCAAACTACGAATACATGACTGCTCTTGATAATTGTCAGTATGTATTTGATCCACCAAATGCTCCTGCTAACACAAGTGTTAGATACTTTAGACACTTTGATCCAAACTCAGGAAGATATTATTATGATCGCATTAACAGCAGAGCTGTTTGTGCAGGACAACTCTAAGGAAATTTTTAAATGGATATGAAATCATTACTAGAAAAAATGAGTCAACTTTCACAAGTTGATGAAGCAAAACCAGACTTTCTTGATTTAGATAAGGACGGCGATAAAAAAGAACCTATGTCAAAAGCCGCTAAAGAAAAAGACGATGACAAGGAAGAAGATAAAGAAAAGGTAGACGAAGCAATTGCTATTCAAGCTGATGGTCAAGAAGCAATGGCACTACTTGATATGCTTAAGTTAGCTGGTCAACCTGCACCACAACAAGGTCCAGAAATAATGACTAGTGGATGCGGAATGACAGAAGCAGACAGAGATCCAGCATATGCTAATACTCCCGATGAAGAAGTGGCAGATATGGATGCTGCAACACCATCAGGTAATGACATGCATCGTGAAAAAGATGGATGGCGTGCTGCTGCCGGCGCAGATAACCCAATGGTTGCTGCAATGGAAGGCAAGCTTCGCAAAATGTTTGAATCGATGTCAAAGGAATAATTTCAATGAGTCTTAAAAAGTACTTAACTGAGGCTGAATTAGCTTCTATTCAGCCAGTAACAGGTGATGAGTTTGATATTAGCATAAGAGATTTAACTAATATTGAAACATTTGTTATTGAACACACTGAAGGTAGTATTACAATTGCACTAGATGAGAAAGCAATACAGATGCTTGAAGATTGCGGTTGTACTTTTGAAGATGATCAAATAGATGAACTTGCACCAGTTATTGGTGCAGTAGGTGGAGCGTTAGCAAGAGGCGCAGGTGCATTAGCACGTGGTGCATCTAAAGCAGTTGTTGGTACAGGACTCAAAGCAGCAGCAAATAAGTTAGATAAAAAATTGTTTGGGCCAAGTTCAACTGAAGGTGATTATGAAGAATCTATCGAAGAAGATAGTCTTCAAGTGGGCGACATTGTTCGTATTAACTATCCAACATCACACGAAAACGATTTAGGTGAAGTAGTTGAACTTGCTCCAAGCGGCAATTTTGCTTATGTACAATTTAAAAATGATGATATTCAAAGTTACGATGTAAGCAACTTAATAAAAGCATCTGAACAAGAAAAGGATGCATACTATTATGGAGAAGAAGATTACGAAGAAAGCATTAATGATATTCGTCGTTTATCAGGAATGCCAACTAAAGAACCAGTAAAAGAACAAAATTACGATACTTCACCTGGTAGCCCATATGATCGCGGTGCTGCTGATGCTTATTACGGTAGAAAATCTCGCCCACATAAAATTGCTCCATACACTGGTCCAGATGCAGTAAAAGGACAAATGCAATTACTGCCTTTAACTGATCCAGCGGAAATTGCTGCATACGAAGCAGGGTATCGTGAAGCAGAGTTTGGTGAAAAAGATTATGGTGAATCAGCGATACCAGAAGGTATTGAAAACTGGAAAATGGGTATTACATCAATTCCACGTACTGAGCCATTTAAGCTAAAGAAAATTGTTGTTACATCAAAGTATGGCAAGACTTATACATTTGATACAGAAGAAGATGCAAAGCGTCACTTTGGTAGCAATTGGGATTCAAAGATCAACAACCCCAAATGGCGTGCGGCTAATGGCTGGAAGCTTGATATGAACAATACTAAATCAGAAAAAGGTTTAGATGAATCGAAAATTACAAAAGAAAGTGCAGAACTTGTTGCACAGTTAATTATTGAAAACAAGTTAGCTGATTTCCTTCCGCCATTTACTGCTAACGGATTATGGGTAAGCGACCGCAGAGGTAATAGTGTTCTTGAAGTAACACGACATGGTGCAGTTGCACAGGAAGTTGCTAATGCACTTAACAAGTATGTTACGGAATCAATCAACGAAGCAGAGTATCGCGGTCGTAAAGTGCCGCTTGGTAAACCAATGCAAGGTGATGTTAAGAAGTTTAAAGTTTACGTAAAAGATCCAAAGACTGGAAACGTAAAGAAAGTGAACTTTGGCGATCCTAACATGCGTATTAAGAAGAGCAATCCAGAACGCCGCAAGAGTTTCCGCGCCCGTCATAATTGCGATAACCCAGGTCCACGCACAAAAGCTCGTTACTGGTCTTGCAGAAAGTGGTAAAGTGAGAGCAAAAGAATTTATAGGTGAACAAAAGTTATCAGGTGAAGAGAATTATACTTTGCCTGCAACACATGTATTGCCTAATTTACCAAATCAAGATCCATATTTACAGTATCGTATGGGGCTAGTTTTGGCTAGCTCAGGACCAGATCAAACATTAGCAGAGCCTGAAAGTCCTTGGGGTGAAAATATGGTAGTTACTGCTTATAGTTCTGGAGAAGAAGAAATTTTAAAAACAGCTTTAAAAGTAACAAGTCAACCATCTTCGATGATTACTACTGCTAAAAGTGAAGAACCTAAAAATATTAACAAACAAAGCCCGGTTCTTAAAAAGAAAAAGAATAGGTATGGGGTATGAGAGCTAAGGAATTCTTAAATGAAGCTAACGGTGAGATGCATCCATACACTGAAAAGCAGGTAGCTAATATTATGGTTATGCCTGAACTAGATCAATTTTATGAGTTTTACAGATTTATGACTGCTGTTGCAATGGCACCAGATCATGATCCTACTACTGAAACTGATTTAGCAAATATGCCTGCTGCTTATGCTTATACAAAAGCAGATGAAGAAAAATTAAAGCACGGATTAAAAATTTTAGGCAAAAAAGGCAAATGGATGACAAGCGGAGAAGCGAGCGAACCTAAAGATACAAGTGTTTCAAGTCCGGTTGCTAAAGCAAAAAAGAACAAGTACGGAGTCTAACACCGTGCTTATTGAAGAAATTACATTACAAGAAGATGTAGCTGAAACTAAAGATTTAATGGCTGTTGCCAACTACGTTAGTCGTTGGATGTTAAGTAGAAAAAATATAGAGACATTTGACGGGTTTGATATGACACTAGAACGTATAGCATATCACATGGGTAAACCTATTCCTCCTATTCAAACAAAATCTGTTAAATTTTTATTGTTTAAAGCCATACCAAATTATTCAGATGAACCATTGCGTTTTGTATCAAATGACAGAGAGATGACAGGCGAAAGAGAATTTGGGGCTTACTCCCCTGTTCCTTATCATATTATTAATATAAACACAAAGTTATTATTACAAAAAAAGAAAAATCCAGCAAGTACTATATTACATGAGCTACAACATGCTCTCGATGATTTAAAAAGTGGCGGAAGAGCATTACTGGCAGTTCCTTACAAACAGCCAAAAGATGATTATCAAGCATATTTGAAACACCCAATGGAAGTTAATGCGAGATTTAGTCAAGCACTTTGGGATTTAGCAAGCAACTATGATAGAGTTGCACGTAGCGATGTATACAGTGCAATTGCAAATAACTTACAGCAACATAGATTACGTTCAGAAGATTTTGAAAATCCAAAAGAATATAAGCGATTGATAACTCGTGCTTACAAGTTTTTAGCTGATGTAAGTCAAATAATTGATAAAAAAGAAAAACCTGGTTTTGTACAAACTGTAAAGAACTTAATTAAAAAGTATTTGGTAAGGTAAACGCTATGAAAGTTAATGAAGTTGTAAATGAATCACAGCAATTAAACGAATGGGCGTTTTTGCTTCCAGCAATAGCTACAGCAGTTAGAATAGGTGCACCTGCACTTGGTAGATTTTTGTTTGGTCAAGCTGCAAAGCAGACAGCAAAACAAGCTGTAAAGCAAGCACCAAAGATTATTGGTAAAGCAGTTGGTAAAACTGCTGTTGGAATAGGTAAAGTTCTATTAAAGCATCCGGGTGCAGCAATTGCAACAGGTGGCAGCTACTACGTATATAAATCAGTTGATGAAGCAATAACAGCAATTACAGAAATGGTAGGTAATACATTAGATCCAGTTACTATTAAAGCATTCGCTTTAGTTGTAATGAAGTATTCTATTCCAGTTGCTGGAGTAATTGCTATATTGTACGGTGGTAAAAAGCTTTACGATTACATGAATCAAACAGAACAACCAGCAGCAAATGGATGAATTAGATAGAATGAAGTTGCTTGCTGGTATAGGTAATAAACCTAACTGGACAGCTTATGAAGGCATTAACGTTTCAATTACGGGAACAGAAAAAGCCCAGCTGCAACGTGAAAATAACATACAGACAGGCTCTCAAGAGTGGTTTAAATTGTGGTTTAGTAGGCCATACTTAACCGGCGAGAAACCAATTTAACGACTACTACGCCAAGGGTTATTGTCTTTAGTAACTTCACTGCCGCCAAATCCGCCTGGATTATCAGCAGCAATTTGATCCCAGAAGTCTTCAAGCTGCCTATAGTAGCTCTTATATCCGTTCAAACGTGCAGCCTTGTCTAGCAATGTCATTACTTTGCTATCATCAAACCCCTGTCTAAGCATCCAAGGATAAAGTGTATCAATTGGGTCACCATCAGGGAATGTAGAACCAATTACGTCGTTTATCTTATCAGCAATACGTTGAAGCTTTTGATTTGCTTCTGCCTTCTTTACAGCAGGATCAGCTTTTGGTTTATTAAGCTTACCTTTGAGGCCTGCAAGAACATCAGCAACAAACTCTTTCTGAGTACGACCGCCCATCATGTAGTCAGTTACACCGTAAGAAGCACCTTTAACAGCTTGCATAATTTCCTCTTTTCCTTTTAGAGGATAGTATGCGTGCTTGTCAAGCACCTTATCAACTACGCCTTGTACACGAGTTTCATAGCTAGAAGTAGCCTCAGCTACAATATTAATATGCTTGCGGATATCAGTCATCGAGGTTTCCTTTAATGCTAATATTTATCCAATAGCTTCAATATACGGGCGCCAACTTTCATGCTTAATGTGAAAGTTAAGATGCTCGATATTGTTGTTAATTAGATGCCATACTTCTGGTTTGAATGGCAAGCGGCGAGGCTGCACAAGCTTATTGCCCTTCTTTAAGTTGCAAGGCATACATGCTGTAGTACAGTTAGTCCATTCAGTCTTACCACCCTTACTAACTGGAACCACGTGGTCAATAGTTAGTTCATGTGCATCAAACGTATCTCCACAGTATTGGCACTGATAAAGATCACGCAAGTATAGATTCTTACGAGAAAAGCGAACGCCCTTCTTATATTTCATATATTCTTTTGTGATTGCCAACGCAGGTACGTTAAGGGTAGTGCTTGGACTATGCACTTGCCAATTATCGTATTCCTCTAAAATTGTAATACGACCCATAAATCCTAGCTTAACAGCTTGTTGCCAAGGAATAGTGCTCAAAGGCAAATAACTTAAAGGTCTATAATCTGCGTTCAAAATTAAGCAGTCACTCACGACGTTCTCCAATAAATATTTACATGACCAAACAAGAGTTTGATGAAAGATTGACTACAATCCAGATATATTACTATATTCCGGATTATCAAAGTTTACTCCAAGAGTTTATATGGCAAACCGTGGATCGTCAACCAGATTTTCCCCGTTCGCACCAATTTTTAGAACATTGGCGCAACCACATAGAGGCACGTATACATACTATATATTTGGCACATACAGACTTTTGGGGAAGAACAATTTTTAGAAACGTGACTAAGGAATTTAATTAATGGCAGGTCCAATGGAAGGAATATTGATTAAGAACTAAATATAGTATGATCGATAACAAGTACAAGCGTTGGTACGACAACATTATTAACAATGCCAAAGTAAGAACTTTGGACGGATATTTTGAAAAACATCACATTATTCCACGAAGTTTGGGTGGCGCAGATACTAAAGAAAATTTAGTTAATTTAACTGCAAAAGAGCATTTTATTTGCCATTGGCTATTGATTAAGTTTACAGAAAACGACGAGAAAATGAAAATGTCCTATGCTTTTTGGATGATGATCCATGCGAGCAACATTCATCAACAAAACAGATATAAACTTAATTCAAGAACATATCAAATTCTAAAAGAGTCTTTAAAGGACGTTTTTGTAAAACAACATTTGGGTAAGAAATTTTCTGAAGAGCATAGAAGAAAGATAAGCGAAACTCGAAAAAAGAGAATTGCAACTGGTGAAATTGTAGTTAATGCTGACAAAGCAAAATACAAAGTGATAGCAGAGAAACGACGAGGCACAAAGGCTTCTGAAGAAACAAAAAAGAAGATTGGTGAAAAACACAAAGGTAAGAAAATTAGCGACGAACAAAAAGAACGTTTAAGTAGTTTTAATAAGGGTAAGACACTTTCACCAGAGACGAGAGAAAAAATTCGTCAAACGTTGTTGGCAAAGAATGCAGAAAAGAAATTAACATGAGTAACGTTGAATCTGTCTTAGTAAAAAAAGCACACAAAAAGCATACCTATACCGATAAACAGATTGCAGAGTTTGCAGCATGTATGGATCCAGTTACAGGTCCAGAATACTTTATGCGTAACTTCTTTTATATTCAACATCCTACAAAAGGTAAAATCAAATATGAACCGTTTGATTATCAGGTTGATTTAATTCATAACTACCACACTTACCGTTTCAGCATTAATATGCTTGGGCGACAGATGGGTAAAACTACTACTGCTGCTGGGTATTTAGTTTGGTACGCTATGTTTGTTCCTGATAGCACAATTCTTATTGCTGCACACAAGTACACAGGTGCTCAAGAAATCATGCAGCGTATACGTTATGCTTACGAAGCAGTACCAGATCATATTCGTTGTGGCGTTGTAAGCTACAATAAAGGCAGTATTGATTTCGATAACGGTTCACGTATTGTTTCTGCTACTACAACAGAAACAACTGGTCGTGGTATGTCTATTTCATTACTATATTGCGACGAGTTTGCATTCGTTAGACCTACAATTGCTCGAGAATTTTGGGCTTCTATCTCTCCTACACTAGCAACTGGTGGTAAAGCAATCATTACATCAACTCCAAACAGCGACGACGATCAGTTCTCACTTATATGGCGTGAAGCAAACAAGAAGCTTGACGAGTATGGTAACGAAAAAGAAGTTGGTCGCAATGGTTTTGCTAGTTATCTTGCTACATGGGATAAGCATCCTGAAAGAGGTAAAGAGTGGGCAAGTCAGGAACAGTCTGCATTAGGTGATGAGCGTTTCCGTCGTGAACACAACTGTGAGTTCATCATTTATGATGAAACACTTATTAGTCCAGTCTTACTTGCAGAAATGGAAGGTCACGATACTGTTATGAAACAAGGGCAAATACGCTGGTTTGAACTTCCAAAATCAGGTAACATGTATCTTGTTGCACTGGATCCAAGTTTAGGTACAGGTGGAGATAATGCTGCTATACAAGTGTTTTCATTACAAGGGTTAAAACAAGTTGCTGAATGGATGCATAATAAAACACCTATTATTCAACAAGTTGCTATATTAAGAGAAATTACAAAGTATCTTGTTGAAAAAACAGGTGACCCGAGCAGCGTTTACTACACTGTAGAAAATAACACACTGGGCGAAGCAGCATTGCAGCAGATTGCTGAAATTGGTGAAGAAAACATTAACGGATATTTTATGACTGAACCATCTAAGGGAACAGGAAGATCTTTTAGAAAAGGGTTCAACACTACTAACAGCAAAAAACTAGCTGCATGTGCTAAGTTAAAGCATTGGATCGAAACACGTAAAATGAAGATTTGTAGTAAACCGCTTATTAGCGAACTTAAAACATTCGTTAGTGCAGGTGTAGGATATGCTGCAAAACTTGGTGAAAAAGATGATCTAGTTTCAGCCACGTTGCTTGTTGTACGCATGGCAATATTGCTCAAACAATACGATAGTGATGCCCATGCAGAGCTAAAAGACGAGATAGATGACATCATTGAGCCAATGCCATTTGTAATAATTTAACTAAATAACAGCATGAGACCAATTGAAAAAACAAGTGAAGATTTGTTCCAAAAGCTTCGTAGTAGATTCAGTCCAGTTAGTATGGGCGATGAAAGTGCGGATGAAACATCTGCTCCAACAGAGGCTAGAATTTTCAACTTTATGTACAAAGATGACGAACATGACATAGGGTATGTTTCTATCAGCATAATTGATAATCGTAGTTTCAAAGTTTATTACGGCACTGATTTAGTTGATAGAATTGAAAATAAAGCTAATTGGTACAGTTTCTTAAAAGATTTGCGTATGTTTGCAAAGCGCAATTTAATGAGTTTTGATGCAAGAGATCTCGCCAAAAATCAATTAGAACCAAGAGATTTTAAATTTATCAGTCAGCAAGACGGAACATATAAAGGACACGAAGTGACAGTATCAGAAAGTGCAATGTTCGGTAGCCGCCGTAAGAGTTACCAGACTATGGAAAACGTAAAGATGATTGTTAATCATCGTAAGTCAATTGATGAAACAATCCCAGGTGCACGTAGTCGCTACATTGAGAGCATTTATCTAGAGCGTGCTGATGGCGAACGTTATAAGTTCCCGTATAATTATCTAACTGGTGCAAGGGCAATGGCTCGTCACGTTAATGAAGGCGGTAATCCATATGATGATATGGGTAAACATATTGTTAACATGATTAAAGAAATGCGTGATCTTAGCAAGTTTGCTCGTCGCACAAAAAAGCACGCAATGGAAGATGAAAACGCTGGTAATATTCGTAATAGCGTTGTTGAGCGTTTTCATAGCATGAAGAAGCAGTTAAGTGCAATGAGCGTAAAAGAAGGTTATGCTCGTTTTGTTGAAAACTTTAGTGCAGACGAAGCACTAGTTGAAGATGATGCAGTACAGCAAATCAAAGAAAGATTTACACAGCAAGTATTTGATACACAATTAGAAGATACATTGCCCGCTGTTATGAAGGCAATTAAGGAAGCAGAAATGAAGCATGTTGCAGAAGCAGATAAATCTATTGCTCATTTAATAAAGAGCAAACCACTTGTATTGCGTAAAGATTCTGCTGCTGATCAAATGTTCCGTAGTACAAAGTTTACTGATGGTGCTGGCTTACTTGGTTTCATTCTAAGTGACATTGCAAGTCGTGCAATTGGTGACGGTGCAGACGAAATTGCAAACTTTGCAAGCGATGCTGCTGAGCGTGTACAAGATAAAGATTATGATCCAAAAGACAAGCAAACTGCAATGATGCTTGCTAAGAAGTATATGGACGATGTTAAGAAGATGACATCTAACCCAAGTTATGCTGATACAGTCCGTGTTGATCCAAAGAACGTATATGGTAAGATGAAGAAGCGTGAAGGCGGTTTCCATGAAGCAGAACAGTATGAAGCATGGGCAAATGATTTAGTACCTGAAGATAATGTCAGCGAAATTTCTAACAAAGCCAAGATGGATTATGTTAATAAAGGAATGGATTGGGCAACCAACAGAACACATAGCGGTGAAAACCCAGATCCAGATATAAAATTTGGTAAAAGAATAGACAATATACAAAAAACAGTCTCATCCTTGCCAAAAAAAAAGATAGGTGATAAAAAAGTTGGTGAAGCAACCACGCAAGGTACAATAGGAACATCAGGAACATCAGGTCCTGCTGCTCTTGCTCAAAACCTAAAAGATCCTAACCTAATTAAGCAATCAAAGCTCGCAGCCCAAGCATTGAAGACTGGCGGAGTTCAAAACGTTAATGCACAAACAGTTGCAAAGACATTAGGAAAACAAGCCAGTTCAATGCCTCTTAATAAGAAGGACATGGAACCCGTTGCAGCACTTGGTGCAAAAGCAATGCAGGCAGCAACGAATCCAAAGGTCGCTAATCAATTAGGAGCACTGCTTAAAAAAGCAGGCATCTAATCAATTTAATTCAATAATTAAATTGCAGGTATAAATACAAATAGCATACACTGTTAATACAGTGTGTGCTTAGGCAAACACTTATAGGCTAACACAGGCATAACATTAAGGAGAAACATTATGGCATCATTAGCAGAAATTCGCGCAAAACTACAACAGAATGAAAACCGTGGACAACAGGGCGGTTTTAAGGGTGATAACGCAATTTACCCACACTGGGATATCCCAGAAGGTTCCACAGCAAAAGTAAGATTCCTTCCAGACGGCAACACAAAGAATGATTTCTTTTGGGTTGAACGTGCGATGATTAAGCTTCCATTCGCAGGCATTAAGGGGCAGGCTGATAGCAAGCCTACAACTGTACAAGTTCCATGCATGGAAATGTGGCAAGGCGAAACATGTCCGGTTCTCTCCGAGGTGCGCCCTTGGTTCAAGGACAAGTCTCTTGAAGAGCTTGGTCGTAAGTATTGGAAGAAGCGTAGCTATTTGTTCCAAGGCTTTGTACACGACAATCCACTAAACGAAGAAAATGCTCCAGAAAATCCAATTCGTCGTTTCATTATTGGTCCTCAAATCTTTAATGTAATTAAGGCTGCACTAATGGATACTGAAATTGAAGAGCTTCCAACTAGCTATGACCGTGGTCTAGACTTTAGCATCACAAAGACTAGCAAGGGTGGCTATGCTGATTACAGCACTTCAAAGTGGGCACGTAAGGAAACTGCACTTACAGCAAGTGAACGTGCTGCAATCGACGCACACAGTCTACATAATCTAACAGACTTCCTTCCAAAGAAACCAACTGCGGTAGAACTTAACGTTATTAAGGAAATGTTTGAAGCATCTGTTGATGGGCAGGCATATGATCCAGATCGTTGGGCACAATACTTTAAGCCAGCAGGCTTTAAGGGTGGATCTACTGATGGTGATGAAGAACGAGCAACAAGTTCGACAAGAACATCTGGAGCTCCAGCCCCAAAGGTAACACCAAAGGTAGAAGATACTGATGAAGTTCCTTTTGACGTTGATGAAACTCCAGCAGTAGCAACCGCTGCTCCTAAACCAGCTGCAACTAATGCAAGGGCGGAAGATATCCTTGCAATGATCCGTAGCCGTCAGAAGTAAACAATGAATGACACACTGTTTTATTGAAGTCGATAAACAGTTTGTTATTGATATTGAACTGTTTGATACAAGTGTTGCTAAAAAGTTTTTAAATCAACTTAAGTGGCACGTATCAAACAGTTCGATTAATCAACGTGAATGCTTCTATGGTTATGCAGAAGAAAAGGTTGTACAACAAAACCTTCTTACAGCAATTGATAAAATCAATACGTTTTTGAAACGTAGCTACATTACTTTACCTCAATATATTGATTGGGACAATCATAATTTTTACAATGATTTACATCAATATTTTGAAAAATTAAACGGTGAATGGGGTAATCCAAACTTGTTAATGCAAGTAGCACCAAATGACGTAAAGGATGCAATACGGGATTTAAACTTTTCTATTCATAGATTAGAAACACGCCCTTATGATGTTAACAGAATGTTTTATCTAAGCTGGGATAAAAATACTTATCGTAGAGAACCATTAGAAGAACACGAATACGAACTTTTTACCGACACATTTGTTGAAGGTGTTGTTTACCTATCTTATACAGAAGTGGGAAAACACTTAAAAGAGTTGTATCACGATGATCTAACACCCAATTATGAAGCTTATAAAAATTTGCACTATGTTGGTGCAGAAGTTCATGTTCGTTGGGACAGCACACATGAAATTTTCACTGATAAGTTTAAGCAATGGGCAAAGCAACATGATATTGATATTAACGATAAAAAACTTGGCATTGGTTTAATGCCAGTTGGGACGTTTAAGGGTTCAGATAAGAATTTTACTAAAGACAGCAAAGTCACTAATATTACTATAAAGGAAGATTAATTATGGCAAAACCGTTTGATTTAACAAAATTTCGCAAAGAACTAACAAAGAGCATTGATGGGCTTTCCATTGGCTTTAATGATCCAACTGATTGGATCTCAACAGGCAATTATACACTAAACTATCTCATTAGCGGCGACTTCCATAAGGGTATTCCTATGGGTAAGGTTACTGTGTTTGCTGGTGAGTCGGGTGCAGGTAAATCTTACATTTGCTCAGGCAACATTGTAAAGAATGCACAAGAGCAGGGCATCTTCGTTGTGCTCATTGATACTGAAAACGCACTTGATGAAGAATGGCTACGTGCCTTAGGCGTTGATACAGATGAATCAAAGCTAATGAAGCTTAACATGGCTATGATTGATGACGTTGCCAAGATGATTAGCACCTTTATGAAGGACTACAAGACAATGCCTACTGAGGAACGTCCTAAGGTATTGTTCGTACTTGACTCACTTGGTATGTTGCTAACTCCAACAGACGTTAATCAGTTTGAAGCTGGTGATATGAAGGGCGACATGGGTCGTAAGCCTAAGGCACTTACTGCACTTGTACGCAACTGCGTCAATATGTTTGGTAGTATGAACGTTGGGTTAGTAGCAACTAATCACACTTATGCATCACAAGACATGTTTGATCCAGATGATAAGATTTCAGGTGGGCAAGGTTTTATTTACGCAAGTTCAATTGTAGTAGCTATGCGTAAGCTTAAGCTTAAGGAAGATGAAGATGGTAACAAGATCAGCGAAGTACGTGGTATTCGTGCTGCATGTAAGGTGATGAAAACACGTTACGCAAAGCCATTTGAAAGCGTACAAGTAAAGATCCCGTATGATACTGGTATGAGCCCAACATCTGGTCTAATGGATTTGTTTGAAGCAAAGGGTATCCTCAAGAAGGATGGCAATAAGCTTACCTACACATCTAAAAAGACTGGAGAAATTATCAAAGAGTTCCGTAAGGGATGGACAGACGATAAGCTACAAGTTATTATGGATGAGTGGGATGAGTCAACTGTTCCAGAAGGTGTAGTTGAAGAAGTTACTCATGCTGACGTTGAGGAATAAGTATCTCGTCTTATAAGGTTTTTAAAATGGAAGAGATATCACATTTAATTTGGAAAGTACTAAGCGAGTATATCCCACAGCGAGATCATGAATCTGCTGCACATCATTTAGTAAATGAACTAATTGATGCAGGTATACATGAGGATGATCTTTACGCTATGGCTGCTGGTAATCCGGTATTAAGGCGTGCTGTAAAAGAGCAAGTTGAAATCGATGAAGCAGACGATGATGATTATGAGGAGCTATGAACTGGTACACTAGGATTACTGCTGATCTTGCACAAATCCCAAACTTTATTCTTCATTATGAGAATGAACTTGAGAAAGCAAGAGCAGATGTACGTATCTACGGCAAGATTGAAAAAAATCTTGCCGATTTGCCAGGTATAACGGAATATAGATTTAGCCAGCTTCAAGAAATTGAGGCTGTGCTAAACTATCTTAATATTCAACTTAACAAAATTAGACGTAAGCATTTTCAAAAGTATCTTGAAAATTACAACAGAGCATTAAGTAGTCGTGAGGCTGAAAAATATGTTGACGGCGAAGATGAAGTAATTGATTACGAAACAATTATTAATGATGTAGCCTTAGTACGTAATAAATGGCTTGGTGTTATGAAAGGGCTTGAAAGTAAGAACTTTCAACTAGGGCATATTACAAAGCTACGAGTTGCAGGAATGGAAGATATTGTATTATGAGTTCAGCTGAAACACTAGCGTTGCTAGATATGCGAACTGACTTTATGGAAAGTTTAACTGTTATCGCAGATATGGGATGCGGTAAAGGTGCAGATGCCGCAGCATGGGCAGATAGAGTTGATCCAGACGGTAAATCTCGAAAACTTGTTGTGTTTGCAGTTGATAAGAAGATTCAAATAGACAATCATAACAGACGTCCAAACATTAAAATCGTTAAAGAAGATTATTCAAACACTACTATAGCAAAAAGTAAAATTGATGTGCTGTGGTGTTACAACTCATTTCAATATGCAACAGATCCAGTTAAGACGTTGCGTCATTGGTGGGATATTATGAATGAAGATGGGCTGTTGTATATTGCAATACCACAAACTAATTATATTGATGATTTGTCTCGTTGGCAAATGATAAACCAAAGTGGATGTTTTTGGCCGCACAATATTGCTAGTTTAATTTATCTATTAGCTGCATGTGGGTTCGATTGTAAAGGCGGGCACTTTAAGCAAAGAAGACATGATCCAATGTTACATTTTTGTGCTTATAGGAGCGCAAATAAACCAATGAACTTAAGTGACGCAAATTTATACTTGCTTGATGAAATGGGTATGCTACCTGAGTCAATAAGTAACTGCGTAAAAAAGTATGGTGCAATTAGACACGAGTTTTTAATTTTGCCATGGCTTGATGGATCATTAAGTGATTTAGCTATTGAAAGTATACCATGATAAAGTTTTTTAAAAGATTGTATAACAAGATTAAAATTGAAATCATGTATCGTAAAAGATTAAAAGAGTTAAAAAAACGTGACCCGTTCATCTACGACTAATTACCATCTTGGCATCAGTCAAGGATACCATGATGCGGGCTTAGCATACATAAGTCCCGATGGTAATATCTTACATGCATCACATAGCGAACGTTATAGTAAAAAGAAAAATGATCCAAATTTAAGCTATCAACAATTTGTTGATTGTGAGTTCACTGGGTTTGAAAATATTACAGTAAACTATTATGAACGACCTTGGCTTACAAATCTAAGGCGTTTACGTGCTGGCCAAAGTCCATCTAGCATAACCCCTGTAATTAACAAACTTAAATATTTTGATCTACCACGTAAGATGAATAAGTGGGGACATCATTTGTCACATGCAGCAGCCGCATTTCAAACAAGTCCGTTTGATCATAGCGCGGTTGTAATTGTAGATGCAATTGGAGAATGGGATACCGTAAGTATTTGGTATGCACACTATGATGATAAAGGAGTTGCAAAATATCAACGATTATGGCGACGCAAATATCCTCATAGCTTAGGATTATTCTATACAGCAATGACCCGGCGTGTTGGATTGCGCCCAATGGAAGATGAGTACGTTCTTATGGGAATGGCTGCTTACGGACATTCACCAATGCTATATGATAGGATGCGTAAAGAGTTTGTAGACAGCATTGATGAATGTAGGTTCAAACAAAACTTTCATGCAGGTATTGATGGGCGTTGGGCAGATAACTATAAAGACGAACATATTGCCGCTGCAACTCAACAGCTAACAGAAGAAATTCTTTATAGCATACATGAACGAGCACTTAACATAACAAGTGAAACAAATGTCTGTTACGGCGGCGGCGTTGCACTCAATTGTAAGTTTAATGCTAAGTTGCACGAACTTTGGAGTAACATTTGGATTTGTCCTAACCCAGGAGACTGTGGATCTGCACTTGGTGCAGCGGCATTAAGTTATGGGAAAAAGCTTAACTGGCAAAATGCTTATCTTGGACATATGATTCCTGGTGATTTATCAATTAAAGATGTTGTTGACACTTTATATAAAGAAAAGATAGTTGGGATTGCTAACAGTTATGCAGAATGGGGACCAAGGGCACTTGGTAATCGTAGCTTACTTGCTAACCCAAGAGGTGAAAATATTAAAGATCGTGTTAACGACATTAAGAAACGCCAAAAGTATAGACCATTTGCGCCTGCTATATTAGAAGAACACGCTAAGGATTACTTTAACTTAAATTCAGCTTGCGATTATCGTTATATGCAATATGCAGTTAAAGCAAATGAGAATACGCAACTGTTTTATCCAGCTGTTTGTCACATTGATGGCACTGCTAGGGTTCAAGTTGTTCCAAAAGATAATAGCAACATGCGTAATATTCTTGAAGCATGGTATGCAAAGACAAAGTGTCCAATGCTACTAAACACTAGCTTAAACATACGCGGTGAACCAATGATAGATAGCAGGGTTGATGCACAGCGTTTTACAACAATGTATGGAGTTAAAGTTTTTAGTTAAAAATAGGATTTCTAAAAACGTACTTTTCACCTGTTATTTCTTCTACTTTGTTCCTAAATTGTTTAGTTGCATCAATGCATTCATCATATGCATTATAATAAACAGTACCTTGATTTAGTAAATCGTCGCTGTATTTTGTTGCTATTTTTGGTCTATGCTTCATAGTGTAAAATTTGAGAGGTAAGTTATCTCCAATTATATATGTTTTCTTTTTAAGCAAAGTTGCCCAATATGCTACATGATAGCTGCTCGTAAAAATACATTTGTGATCTGCAATAGATTCAATTACTGTTTCAATATTGTTTGGTTTATTAAACATACGAGTATGATTGCGACTGAATTCAATTGGTCTTTTCCAATGATCAACTACTAAGAATTTCTTTGTTGGTTTTTTATCTAAATTTTGTAAAATCGCAGGGTGTAATACACTTGGGCAAGGAACCCATGTTTGATTAGTTTCAATAAAATCTCTTGCTCCAAACAAATCAAATGTTGATTTAATTTCAGATTGCAATGTGTTTGTTAATCCTACGCCCCAAGAGATTGTGTGTTTTGATTTAATTTTTAACAATATGTTATCAACTAAATCGATAAATTTTTTAGTTGAAAAAATAGCACCACCACCAATAATAATTGTGTCAACTTCCATCTCCGGGACATTTTCATCATACACATCAATCATTATACCGTTTTTATCAGTAGTTAGATAATGCATTGCACAACTGTATAGATCTCCGGGGTTTTGAAAATCTCTTCTAAACAGATAAGCGTATTTTAACTTTGACATAGTTGTTCTCTTAACATAAGCCAAACTTGTGACAGTTCTTCTTCTAACCATTCTTTATGACATAATTCAATTAACCATTGATCTCTATCCGGCATTAATAAGTTTTCTATCAAAGAAATTTCTTTATTAGATACATCGTAAGCTAAACTTTCTTGGCTAACAATTGCTGGAGTTCCTTCAATAATAGAACTTAAACCGCTGTTGCTACTATGACTTATTGTACAGTGGCAGTGAGCGAGCAATGGTTCCAAATCAAAACTATCATATGTTTGTTGTATGTGTTTAGGTACGTTCCATTCTACTTGATAATTTTTATAAAAATCAGTGTCGATGTTAAAAAATATGTTCTCTCTGTAACGCGGATGGCTACGTATTACAATTGGTCTTTGCGTGTATTTTCTTATTTCTAACACAGTTCTTTTATAGTATTCATTCATTGGTGGCATATTGCGCCACTGTTCACTTTTTCCATGCTGCCCGCATATTAAAACATATTCGCCATTGTGCCAAGGTTTAAGGTTTATATTCAACTTTTTTGGGCGATCATTATCAAATTTTTTTATTGCAGGAAAGATTGCACTGCGAGTAATCCCATTTACAGATAATCGCCATGTTTGATTTCGTATTAGCCCGCCCACTTCTATAACTATTACGGGTTTATTTTTTCCTCTATAATGATTCCAAACATTGTGATTGCGGCTCATCTTACCGTTCCACAAAACACTCCATATTAATGCGGCATCTGCATCATACGTGCCTTCAACAATTTGATCAGTTTTGCTCATATAAGATGTTAAATCTTGATACAAGTTAATACCATTGCCGGGAACTTGACTAGGCCAAACACTAATTTTCATATATATAATTATATGAATTATTATTATCCAGAAATTGGCAGTCAAAGCAAGGCAACTTGGGTGCTCGATTCCTTAGTATCTGCAGATACTAACGCGACTATTATTCGAGATAATACAGTAAACAATGGACCTGGTGTATTTTGGGGGTTAGTTAAAAATAATTACAATTTAATTAAAGAACATCAAGCAAAAAACGTTCCCTATTACTTTACAGATATGCCTTATTGGGGAAGATGGATGGGCAATAATAGAAGCGAGTGCTATTGGAGAGTTATCCCAAATAATCTGCACTGTAGTTGGGTTGAAGATTATCCTTCAGATAGATTTAACAAATTAAATGTTAATGTAAAAGAATGGCGTACAAAAGGTGATCATATTTTAGTTTGTCCAAGTAGTGTTACAATGTCTAGATTTTATAATAGATCAAACTGGTTAAATGAAACACTTGTTGAGCTAAGAAAGTATACAGATCGTCCAATTAAAATTAGAAATAAACCACGCGATAATAAAACAAGTGGACCAAGAGCAGCAACTATTCCTTTTGAGGATGATGTTAAAGATGCTTGGGCAGTAGTTACTTTAGCGAGTATTGCAGGTGTAGAAGCAGCATGTTTAGGTATCCCTGTTTTTGCGGATGTAAATAGCCCTTGCAGTCAATTAGGAAATTTGGATTTATCATTGATTGAAAACCCAAAATTAGTTGATAGAAAAAAATGGTTAAATACGTTATCTTATTATCAATATACCGAAGAAGAACTTAAAAAAGGTATGGGTGTATTTAAATGATTTTGTTTTATTTGAATAATCAAAGTAAACATTATTCTAGAATTGTACGAAACTTGTATAGAAGTTATACAGGTGAAAAGCAAATACAATCAACTCAAAGATTTGCAATAAACAGAGAGTTGAATGATCGTGCTGATATAATTGTATTCGCAGGCATGTTAAGGGGTGACGGGTTAATATATCAATATTGTAAGGAAAACAATAAGAACTTTATCTATATTGATCATGCTTATATAGATAGAGGTTATAATGCAGGAAATTCTAACGGAGAGTGGATGAGATTAACTTACAACGCATTTACTTGGTCTAAGAATTTGCCTGAAAGCAATGATCGTTGGCAAACGTACTTTGGTAGAAAGTATCAATTAAAACCGTGGAATAGTCACGGCGGTAATAAAATTTTAGTTTTACCACCTAGTGAAGCAACAAAGTTTTTATTTCCTGAAAGCGTAGAATGGACTGAAAAAGCTATCGAGGAAATTAAAAAGTATACATCAGATAAAATACACATACGAGAAAAACCAGATCAACCGGTTTCAGATCCTATAACTAATCAAGTGATAGATAGAAAAAAATTTATTCATGAGAAAACAATAGAGCAGGATATGATGGAAGCAAAGTTAATTGTAACTTTTAACAGTGCTGTCCCTGTGCTTGGAACAATACAAGGTATACCATGCTATTGTTCCTCACATGCAGCCGCATATCCAATGAATATCGATCTAAGTAATATTCATAAACCTCCAGAACCAAAACGTCAAGAATGGTTAAATCAGTTAGTGTATCATCAATACAATACTGCTGAAATGAAAAATGGAGAATTTTGGAAACTAATTCAAAAGTATTATGTATAAAACTTTAGCAGGTAATCATGTTTGGATTTACCTAATAGCCTATACCCAAGCTTTTGTAAAAATTCTACAGCTTGTATGTTGCCGTTTTCGCATTCTACAATTAACCCAGGTTTACTCCTCATTAAAGTTTCAACTCCGCCTTTGAATGCAAGAAGCTCTGCACCTTGAATATCAATTTTAATAAAAGTTGGGCTTAAGTTAAATGAATCAAGCGTTGCACAATCAACTATATGAGGAACAGTTAAACTTCCAACAGAAAACATTGTAGCTGATCCAGTGTTAGAGTTTGACGGAGTTGTATATAAAGTAATGTTACCTGGAGTATCGCTTAGCGCAGTATTATGAAGTTTAACATTAGTTAAATCTTGTGTGTTAGCAACTAAGCATTCGTAATTAGCAGGCATTGGTTCAAAACAATCAATTGTTTTAGCACCAATTTTATTAAACCAACGTGTCCATAAACCAACATTAGCGCCAATATCTAATACATGACTAAAGTCAAATAAATGAGAGTGGTTCAGTATGAATTTTTTTATGTTAATTTGATATTCAGGATTGATGCCAAGCATCATTATAAAATGTTCTTCGCAGTCTGGAAAATTCCAAATTTGTCCGTCTGAGCTTTGATATTGTTTCATTTCCACCAACCTATGCTATCACTTTTAATTAGTCGTTCAGTTTTTTTACTGCGACCAGTTTGTTTTCTTGGACCCTTCATGTGATCCATATATTCACCTAATACACAATTAATAAAAGGATGCCCAGCTACAAAATTTGGTGTAATGTTTTGATTTACCATCCCCTTTGCTTCATATTCTTTTCGAGCTACGTCAAATACATAGCTATCATGCCATTCTGTTAAATTAAAGATAGTGTCTTTTCTATAGTAATCTACAAAAGTTTCCCAAAAATCTTTCATTAACGGATGATTTGTATGATACACTACCCAACCGCATTCACTATATTGTTTTATTCTTCCTAAGTAGGCAATGCCAAATTTGTTTGGGAAATTATCTAAAAGAAAACTTTCAGGAACTTTTCTATGTGTAATAGTATCAGCATCTACCCATACTATGCTTTTTCCTAGATTAGTTTGCACTGCATCATATAACGAAAATACTTTATGACTAAATCTTACTGCATCAAACAGAAAATTTTTCTTATCATCTTTGTATCCGTTAGCAACAGGATTATTTGCATGTCTTGTTTTAAAGTTTACTAAATCTTGATTTAGTAGCAAATCTTTTACAATGATGCGAGGATTAATAAGTGAATTATCTAACTTACAGTTTTCAGTATAAACTATGATTTGTTGATTACTAGGCCAATATTTTAAAAATGCTTCAAGCATTTTTTTACCATAAAGATTGTAGCCATCTAAATTAAATGTAGTTACTAACAAATAAGACATTACCAACTCTTTATAAAATCTGCTCTTTCGTCATACCATTCTTGACTATATTCACAATTTTCATAACCTGGCATAAATGGCATGCCAAGCGTATAATGTATTAAACTTGGTTTGCCATGTTGTTCTTCATTATAGTGTCCTACTAGGTAATTCCACTCAATTGGTAAACTTCCAATTTCTTCGTCGTCGAGCCATTGGAAACGATGCAGGTAACTCATCTCCTGCTTGTTCATAAATTCAGGATATAGGAAATCTTTATTTTTACGATGACCACAATTGAATAGCATACAGCTACTCCAGTTTTTGCGTGGATAAGCATGTTGCACTTGCCCATCCATTTTTGCTACGCCATCTTGCACATTGTATTCGTGCTTAACAACTTGCACAGCATAACGTTCATCTGCTAGATCAAATAGCTTGTTTACGTCTTGACGTGCTAAGAAATCACAGTCAATGAATACTGCCCAACCTTCGTAACCATTTAAGTATGGAACTAAGAAACGAGTAAAAGTAAACTGAGTGCTAGCTTTTGGATCATCCAGTCGAGTTACTAATCCTTTAGATTTTAGTTCATCTAACTTAAGTGGTAATACTTCGATGTCGTTGCTTAAACGATGAATGCTATGCTTACATACTTGATAAGCAATATCCTCTCTAGGATCCCATCCAATATAAACTCGTCTTTTCATTATTAAATTCCCCAAACAATTAAAATATAGTATTATTTATAGTACTTTTAAGGAACGAACTATGAATTATTCGCTTGCATCCAATACGTGGGATGAACAAGAAGTAGAAGCAATTAAAAGTGTAATTGCGTCTGAACGATACACTATGGGACCTCACGTAAAGAAATTTGAAGAGCAATTTGCTGAGGTAATGGGTGCAAAACATGCAGTAATGGTAAACTCTGGGTCAAGTGCAAATTTACTAGGTATTGCAGCACTTGTACTAGATCCACAAAATAATATACAGCCAGGTGATGAAGTAATTGTTCCAGCAGTTAGTTGGAGCACAACATATTTCCCAGTTACACAGTACGGGTTAAAGCTGATGTTTGTGGACATTGATAAAGAAACACTTAATATCAATGTTGATGAAATTGAGCAAGCAATTACTCCACGCACTAAAGCTATATTTGCAGTGAATTTGCTGGGTAATAGTTGCGAGTATGACAAGCTAATAGACATTTGTAACAAGCATAATCTGTTATTGCTCGAAGATAATTGCGGTGCACTAGGTGCAAGCTATAATGGTAAGATGCTAGGCACTATTGGTAAAGTTGGGACATTTAGTTTCTTCTTTAGCCATCATATCCAAACAATGGAAGGCGGCATGATCTTAACTAACGATCAGCGCACAGAGCAATACTTGCGTAGCTTAAGAGCACACGGTTGGATTAGAGATTTACCAGACGATAATTGCATTTACAACAAAACAGGAAACCTATTTGAAGATGCGTTTAAGTTTGTGTTGCCAGGATACAATGTTCGTCCACTTGAAATGAGCGGTGCAATTGGGTGTGTGCAGCTAACAAAGATGAACAAGATGATTGAGACACGTAGAAAAAATTATACATACTTGAGTAGACTTTTCCTATCAAACCCAAATGTAATGCTACAAAAAGAAGTTGGTAATGCAAGTTGGTTTGGTTTTAGTTTGTTACTACAAAACAAACTTGAAGGTCGTAGAAAAGAAGTAATTGCTAAGTTACAAGAAGCGGGCATTGAATCAAGACCAATCTCAGGTGGAAACTTTATTAACAATCCTGTTGCAAAGTATTTGAACTACGAAGTGCGTAGCAAGTTAACAAATGCAAATTATGTAGATGATAACGGATTTTTTGTTGGTAATGATTGCAGAGATTTAAAAGACAATTTAGTTCTGCTACAAACAGCTATTGAAGGCGTAAAATGAAAGCAGCATTAATAACAGGATTTGCAGGTCAAGACGCATGTTATCTTGCTGACATGTTGTTAGCTAAAGGTTACAAAGTATATGGCACTGTAAATGCTGCTGTTGATATGGACAATGTGCATTACCTTGATCTGTTTAATAAAGGACTTGCAATTATCCAATGTGATATAACTGATTTATCGAGTGTTATTAACGCTGTTACAGAAACTAACCCAAACGAGTTTTACAACCTTGCAGCACAAAGTTCACCTGCACAATCTTGGAAATCAAAACATATTACCGCACTTACGAATGGTATTGGAACGTTAAACTGCCTAGAAGCCATTAAGCTGGTTGATCCAACTATACGATTTTTTCAAGCAGCAACGGCTGAGATATTTGGTGATTCACACGTTAACGGATATCAAACAGAAACAACCCCGTGTATTCCGCGTAATCCTTACGGAACATCAAAGTTGTTTGCTTACAATACAGTAAGCAACTATAGAGATTATCATAAGATGTTTGCCTGCAATGGCATTTTGTATAATCACGAATCTCCGTTACGTGGTGAAAACTTTGTAACACGCAAAATTACACTTGGTGTAGCAAAGATTGTTTTAGGTAAACAAAAGAAGATTACACTTGGTGATCTAAATGCAGAGCGTGATTGGGGGTTTGCAGGTGATTATGTTGAAGCAATGTGGCTAATGCTCCAAGCAAAGACACCAAATGATTACATTATTGCAACAGGTATAAAGCATACAATTGCTGATCTATGCAGGGAAGCGTTTAAAGTTGTAGGTATACTTGATTGGGAAAAGTATGTTGAAACTGATCCGCAGTTCCAACGTGGAGTAGAGGCAAGAACTAAAGCCGACCCTTCTAAGATATTAAATGACTTAAATTGGAAAGCTAATACTAGCTTTGAACGATTAATTGAAATTATGGTGATGGCTGATATAAAAAGGTTTTCGCTCAACGAGCGTAAATAATTTATTAAATGAAAGACCGTGCCATGATAATAGGTATTTGCACTGGGGGTTTTGATCCCATACACAGCGGACATATAAATTATCTAAAGGAAGCTTCAACACACTGCGATATGTTGATCGTTGGCGTAAACAGCGATCAATGGCTTGAGCGTAAAAAAGGTAAAGCGTTTATGCCACTAGAAGAAAGAATTGCAGTTTTATCTGCATTGCGTGTAGTTGATAAAGTAATCGCATTTGATGATAGCGATGGCACAGCAAGAGAAGCAATACGTCAAGTTAAGTCTATGTATCCATCTGCTGTTATTAAATTTATGAATGGCGGGGATAGAAACTCTGGTAATGTTCCAGAGCAAAGTGAGGATGTTGAGTTTGTATTTGGTGTAGGCGGAGACAACAAAGCTAATTCAAGCAGTTGGATATTACAAGAGTGGAAGCATCCAAAAACAATTCGTCCATGGGGTTATTACCGTGTGCTGCATACTGAAGGCAAGCATATTAAAGTGAAAGAGCTTGTTGTCGATCCAGGCAAAACTTTAAGCAGTCAACGACATTTTTATAGAGCTGAATATTGGATCGTAAGTAAGGGCAAAGCTGCTGTTGGTATTGGTGAAGTTGAAAGCGTATTTCACCTAGAGGAGCAAGAAGATACTCACATACAAACTGGTCAATGGCATAGACTGTTCAATGACTCTGATCAACCGCTGCACCTTGTAGAAATACAACATGGTCCATTGTGTGAAGAAGAAGATATTCAAAGGCGTGATTTAGGTGGACCGCTATAATTTAATCGTTGTTCGCTGGGGAACACTTTACAGCGCAGAGCATGTTAATAATTTGTTTGAAGGCGCAAAGCGTTACACAAGCGTTCCTTTTAAATTCTACGTCTTTACGGATAATACTAAAGATTTACCACAAGATAAAGGGTGGCAATTTATTAAGCTTCCTGAGTACAATGCACCTGTAGATCGCGGGTGGTGGTACAAGATGGAAATCTTTAACGAGCAGCACAAATTAACTGGTAAAAATTTATACATTGATTTAGACGCAATAATCATTAAAGATCTTAAGATTTTTTGGGACCTTATTTTAACTGATGGACTATATATTTGCAGAGATTTCAACAGGCAGTTTTTGCCTAGTTATCAAGCTTGCAACAGTAGCGTGATGGGATGGAAAAACGGGGAATTTGATTACTTGTTTAGAAAGTTCATGCTCAACTCAAAAGCAAATATGGGAAAATATCGAGGAGATCAGGACTATATCCAAGCACATGCTTTATCTAGGATATTCTGGCCAGATGATATAGCTATGAGTTGGAAATGGGAATGTTGGAGAAGAGGTAAAGTTGGGTCTGATAATTACAAGTCAGATAAGAAGCAAACCTTTATTAAGCAGGATACACGTATACTAGTTTTCCACGGGAAACCTAAACCTGAGGACTGCGAAGATCCCCGTATGGTACAACTGTGGAAAGGCACAATAAAGCACAAGTAGATTCTCTAGCTGTTTTCCTTTAAATAATTTGGGGAGCAGAAATGGATGCTAGGGCTAAACTTCGCAAATTAGTTAACAGCGCAGATAATCCAACGTTGGTTTTTTGTCCAACTCCGCTACAAATATCCCGTGCTTACAATATACTGAACGAATGCTTGTTTGATGGCAAGCTCAGGAAACCCTACATTATAACCAAACCAATGCGTGATGCATGGGGCTTGTGTGAAGGGGATATTTTCACAGGTGTTGATCGTTGGTACAATGATCCAGTGTGTCATCGTATTGTGATCAATGACCAATTTCCAAACCGTAAATTCTTTTTAGAAGTACTCGCTCACGAAATGATACACCAGTACCAGTGCGAGCTGCAAAACAGGATGGACCACGGTCAAACATTTTGGGTATGGAAAAGCAAGCTAGAAAAGTACAATTTGAGGTTGTTTAAAAGCAAGGCAGAAAACCTCACATAAAGGCATCTTTTTGGTTGACATTTTGGCTACAGGCTTTAAGTTCTGCATATTGGACAACAGGAGCAAGCGCATGTACAAGCTAGACACATTTGTTAACACTAACGCTCCTACGCACTTTTTCCCCATTCCTAAGGCCTCTAACGTTGATCTTGACGCACTTGAGCCTCGCTTTTCTAAGCGAGTAAAGTACGATAAAGTTGTAGACGACGCCTATCCCGTTATTGTGTACGAGCTTAATAGCAAGCCCGTTGCATGGTACGATATTGAGCTCTTACGGGGCTTTATTGCCCCGTAAGTGCTTGTTTTTGTTATAGAATCTTTTTTGCGTTTTTTCGTGTTTTTTTGGTTGACGTGTCCAAAATAGGCTATATATTAAGGACATAACAGCAAAGCAAGGAGTTGCAAATGGCTTACGTAGTTTATGAAGTTGAGTCCACTCGTATTGCTACCCCCAAGCCGTACGGTAAGGAATACTATGCCACGGAAGGCGCTGCTAAGGCTGCTAAGACCCGGATGGAAAAGGGTAAGCGTTGGGCGGGTAAGGAACTCGCTGTTGCTGAGGCTGATATGTACCGTACGCTTATTGCTAAAATGGTTAAGAAAGTTAACCTGATGTCGGGCCAGGAATATTGGGAAAGCGTTAACACGCCCAACTATTGCAGCCCCGCTAGCGAAGCTTACTGGAGCATGTAAAAATTAGCCCTGCTAAGTGCTTGATTTAGCAGGGTAATCTTTTTGGTTGACATGCCCGCTTTTGGGTATATTATGTAGGTATAACAAAGGAGCAAGCAAATGGCTAAGTTTAACCGCAAGGATAACGACGGACATAAGTTTAATGTTCCTGCCAACTTGCTCGAGCAGTATTGCAACTCCAAGCGTTTCACCGAGGAATACTACAACTTGGAAGCGCAGTTTTGCAACGAGTTTGAAAAGTACATGGTAGGCTAAAATACCGGTTGACACACTGTCTAGGTGTGTTATTATGTGTACATAAAGAAAACAGCAACTAGGAGATACTACATGAAGTTTGTAACCATTAAGAACGGTAGCTATCGTAACGCCCCTGTTACTAACACTGTGTTCCCGCTTGTGAAGGGTTACACTGTTGGCGCTAAGGGTGGCTTTATTACTGTTGACGCCCGTAACGTTATTGGGTTTGAAGGACAGCCGGAGTTTATCCGTGTGAAGGTTGCTCCTAATGATTATGAAATTGTTGGTGAAGAGGATAATTTGAACAAGTTTGAGCCTATTGAGATTGCTGCTGAACCTAAGGTCGAAGAGTCCGAGGAAGCGGTAATTGAACGTATTGCCGAACGCTTTGCAATTTTGGACGAAATGACCCGCGGCACCATTAACGGTGATGTCCGCGCTATGATTGTTGTTGGTCCTCCGGGCGTTGGTAAGTCGTTTGGTGTTGAAGCTGAGCTCCAGAAGAACGGTCTTATTGACCAGCTTGCGGGACGCCGTGCTCGTTACCAGGTTGTTAAGGGTGCGATGACCCCGATTGGTCTTTACGCTAAGCTGTTCGAGTATAGCGAGGAAGGTAACGTGCTCGTGTTTGACGACTGCGATAGCATCCTGCTTGATGACGTTGCTCTTAACTTGCTGAAGGCTGCACTTGACAGCTCGAAGAAGCGTACTATCCACTGGAACGCTGACAGCCGTCTCCTGCGTAGCGAAGGCATTCCTAACAGCTTTGACTTTAAGGGCTCGGTGATCTTTATCACCAACATTAAGTTTGACAATGTTCGTAGTGCTAAGCTTAAGGACCACCTTGAGGCGCTTATGTCGCGCTGCCACTACTTGGACCTGACGATTGATACGATGCGCGACAAGCTGCTCCGCATTAAGCAGATTGCAATGACCGGTACGCTGTTCCCTGCTTACGGTATGACGCATGACCAGGAGCAGGAAATCCTCGACTTTATGTTCGACAACAAGGACAAGCTGCGTGAGATTTCGCTGCGTATGGCGATTAAGCTTGCTGACCTGCGCCGCATGTCCAACGACCGTTGGAAGGCGATTGCAACGAACACTTGCATGAAGAACCGCTAACAAGCAACGGGAGCGACAGTGACCGCTCCCACCCATTTCCCAAATTTTGATAAGGATTATATGATGAAGGTAATTGAAATTAGCCCTGGACGGTTCGAGCTTGGATGCGAAATTAGTGGTCGTCCACATAGCCGCACTAACCAGTTTGGTATGTTCTGTGATGATCCAAACTGCGAGTGTGAAAAGAAGTCGATGGCTGTGATGGGAAATCTTGGTAATTTTGTAAACGCTGCTGCTAAGATGTTTGAGCAGGGTGGAGAGCTCGATGAGGACGCACTACGTAAGGCATTCTTTAAAGGTCGGAAGTGATTAGTTTCCCCCTACCGTTTCTCCTAGGACGGTAGCAACTTGGGCAGTGGCAACACTGCCCTTTTTTTGTATTGCAAAGCAGAGGCAAGAAAGCATATATTATTACTATGACACTCAGATATGTAGAAGACTATCTTGAATTTTTGTATGGCACAATGGATAAGGAAGGGAACGGAACTTCCGTATTCAATTACAGCCTTGCCAGTACCAACAAAATTAAACTAGCCACATATGACAAGAGTCCAATATCAAGTATGGGAGCATTTTGTGCTAGGGCTAGAGCTGAGCAATACGAATCCTGTTTGACAGATAAGCAAGTTGAACTTGCTCGAAAAATCATAACCAAATATCGTAGGCAATTCTTAGCACATGGAATTGTTTTACCTGATAACGACAGTGACCTTGAACTGCGTCATCCTATTCGCAGCATTGATCGCTCAAAATATTTGAAGCATGATGTAGAAAACAAACAAGTACACTTAAAGTTTCCGTACGATCCTAAAAAGATCAGTGCGCTGCATGACTATGTTAACTCAAGTGCTGGTAAGGCAGAATGGAGCAACGGTGATCGTCAGTGGACATTTGACTTAACAGAAGGCAACGTTGCAAAAATTTTGAATCTCTTCCAGCAAGAAGATTTAAAGATTGATGAAACGCTAACTGATATTGTCACTGATGTGTTAACTTCAAGCGAAAAAGATTTACCTCGCATTGCATTGCAAGACAACAAGCTAACACTTGTTAATTGTCATCCGAGAGTACAAGAATATTTGGATTCAAAACAGTGGGATCCAAACAATTTGGATAAGATACCTAATTGGGTTAGCCATGCACTTGCGCTTGGACTGCAAGTTGATGAGTCAATACTTGAAGCGTTAACAAACAAGTATAGCAATGATGTATTAAATATCATTGTTAACCGTAAAGTCACACTACCAAGTAATAATCAACCAGATGGCCCTTGGTATAATACACTGTTAGCTGCAAACGATGTGCTACAAGATCATCCTTGGGTGCTATACTTAAATTGGTGGACTACTAAAACAGACTGGAAGCCATTTAAGAACATGATCGAGTATCGTGAAAAGGATAAAAACTCCTTTAGGGTTCAAAAGCAGTTTGTAGAGCTTCTACATGGTTTAGAAGATCCAATCGTAGTAGTTGACTCTGTTATTGGCAGGGATGCTATACGCAACTTTATTGAGGACAACAGTCTTAAGGTAGTATATATTAGTGACATTGGAAATTAAGAATGAAAAGATGTAAGCTCGTTCTCAAGGACGAAGTAAATGTAAAGTTTGAAGAGCTTGACCTTGAGATGCGTAAGCTTCTCAGTAAAAAGTTTAAGTACCAAATTCCCTATGCAAGGCACTTGCCAGCAGTGCGCCTAGGGCGTTGGGATGGGTGTGTTGCTTTCTTTCAATTAGGGGGCAGCACCTATCTTAACTTATTGCCGGAGATACTTCCTATTTTAGATAGTAAGGGTTGGGATATTGAACTAGTAGACCAACGTCAAGCAAAACCAAATTTTGAATTTGAGGAAGTAGCTGAAGGTACATTTAGTCATATCACATGGCCTAAGGGGCATCCGCAAGCAGGACAACCAATTATGCTTCGTGATTATCAGATTGAAGTAATCAATGGTTTTCTAAAAAATCCAGGGTGTTTACAGGAAGTTGCTACAGGTGCAGGTAAGACTATTATGACTGCTGCACTGAGTAGCCGTGTTGAACCATATGGGCGTAGCATTGTTATCGTTCCAAACAAGAGTCTAGTTACACAAACTGAAACAGATTATGTTAACATGGGATTAGATGTTGGTGTGTTCTTTGGTGATCGCAAGGAATGGAATAAAACACATACCATTTGCACATGGCAAAGCCTCAATAGTTTGTTTAAGAAGTCGCGTGATGAAGAAGTAGAACTTACCATTGGTGATTTCATTGAAGGTGTTGTAGCAATTATTGTTGACGAAGTGCATATGGCTAAAGCAGATGCACTAAAGACGCTGCTAACAGGAGTGATGGCAAATATTCCGTTGCGATGGGGACTTACTGGTACTGTGCCAAAAGAAGACTTTGAATTTATGTCCATCAAGTGCAGTCTAGGTGATGTTGTTAATAGACTTGCAGCAAGTGAGTTACAGGATAAAGGTGTTCTTGCACAATGTCACGTACAAATCCTGCAAACACAAGAGACGCAAGATTATAAAAACTATCAAGCTGAAATGGCATTCCTTGTAAGTGATCCAAATAGATTGGATTGGATTGCAGACAAGGTAAATGAAATGCGTAAGACTGGGAACACACTTATTCTTGTTGATCGTATTACTTGCGGACAAGAACTAATATCTAGGATTAATGATGCAGTATTCGTTTCTGGTAGCACCAAAGCAAGTCAAAGAAAAGAAGAATATGATGAAGTTGCAGAGTCTAGCGATAAAGTTATTGTGGCTACTTATGGGGTTGCTGCTGTCGGTATTAATATTCCCCGTATTTTTAATCTTGTTCTTGTTGAGCCTGGCAAGTCCTTTGTCCGTGTTATTCAATCTATTGGTCGCGGCATTCGTAAAGCTGAGGACAAAGATTTCGTACAAATTTGGGATGTCACAAGCAACTGCAAATTCTCAAAACGTCACCTTAACAAGCGTAAACAGTTCTATAACGAAGCCAACTATCCCTTTACAGTCCAAAAGGTAAACATATGATGCGGTATGCTCGAATCAATTTACAGCAAACACATTATAAAACAATTAGCGCAACACGATTAGTTTTACCAGCTGACAATATCGATAAACTTAACGCAATATACAAGACGTATTGTCAGCATAAGAAGTTTAAGAGCGTAATGCCTATCTTTGATAGTGAGTACATGGATCCAAATAACAGGATACATGGGTATTATGATCCAAGTGATCTCGATAAATTAATTGCATTTAGCCTTATTCGTATACATGATGACGAAAATGTTGAAGCAATCCAATTTGCTTGGGATTATGAGGAGCCAGACCTTGAACTTGGTCTTAGAAGCCTGTCGCACGAATGCGCTTACTATAAAGCACTTGGGTTCAAATATTATTACCTTGGGGGCGCGGATGAATACAAGAAGCAATTTGATGGATTTGAAATTTTAGGACCAGCATGATTGAAGAATTAAAAAACGATATTAAAGATTGGGTGCTTAACTGGGTATCTGTATATAATGAACAACTAGGGCAAATTCCTTGTCCTTTTGCTAAACAAGCATTACTTACAAATAAGATTGATTATGCTACTGCAAATGACCTTGATGGCGTAAAAGGGTTATGTCAACTATTTGCAGCAGGCGGAATCAAAAACGAACTATTCATTATTGGTATGCGTAAGGAATTGGTTTCACCTGAAAACTTGTCCACGTTTATTAAAAATGTTAATACTACTATACTAATGCCTGCAAATTTTGTAGCTTTAGAAGATCATCCTGATGATGAAGAAATTATCAACGGGGTAAAGATGAATCAAGGAAAGTGGGTGCTAATATTAATACAGTCACTTGAAAAGATCAATCAAGCTTCTTTAATCTTACAAAAGCAGGGTTACTACGACAACTGGTCACAAGAATCGTTCGATGATGTGGTTAGTTGGAGATTTTTGAAAGAATAAATATGAAAATTTTAACCGCTGAAAATACTAGTTACGAAATGAATGAGCTTCCAGAATACGTGGAAGATCTAAGATTTTGTGTACTAGACAATAGTGATCCCCGTGATCCAGACTACTTTTTTATTCCACTTGTGTTTCTTGAAACATTTAATGATCCAGCACTTGTATTAAAGATTGGTAAGCATACAATTAAGATGCCATATAATTGGCAACTACTAATTGGTGAACCTGATTATGGTGATCTCGAAGTTATTCCGCTTACACGTTTAAATGATCGAAGTTTTAAGGCGTTTACATTTAATCCAATTACAAATCAAATACCGCGTTATGAAACAATTCAAATACTAGACGTATATCAAGATGTAAAGTGGTATTTTCCTAAGTTAAAGTCGGGGCAGCTATTAGCTATCCCGCTTGATGAAAGCCCTAACCCACCTTGTGTTTACTTCGTAAAAGAAATTTCAAAGCAAAGTGAAATTGTTGACATTACTAAGGCATGGTAATAAACAAATAACATGGCAAAAAAAGCAGCAAAGTCAGAAGATGGTATTAGTTTAGATAACGTGTTACCAGCAGTAGATAGAAAAGATACTGATTGGTGGGAAACGTTAACTCCTAGTCAGCAAAAGAAATTTCCTGCTTGGCTGTATATGCGTTATGTTTCTAATGTACCCGGTGATCCTGATTTAGCACGTTATTATTTGTTAGCAGTAAATGAACGGGTGAACAAAAAGTTCAGCGATGTTAAAGGGCATAACAAGCTACATTATTTGGCTATGACTAGCGCAAGCCCAGGTATGGGGAAGCAATTTCATCAGTTCTTGCCACCCCCTAAGCTAGGTAAATCAAATAAGAAAACGCTTAACTTACTTGAAAAATTGTTTCCAATGGCTAACGATCAAGAATTGGAACTGTTAAGTGAAATCAATAGCGGTAAAGAACTTGAACAGTATCTAATCTCAATGGGGTGGACTGACAAAGAAATTAAAGCTGCCCTAGCCAACAAAGATACAGACGAAGATTAAGAGTATCTGTTATAACATATATAAGTGTATCAGCGATTGGTACAGTTATGAGCAAAAAAGGTGTTATGAGCGAGTTTCTAGAAATTATTAAGGAAGCAAAAGCACAAGGACCTGTTGATCAGAATTGTGTATGTCAGTATTGTGGCAAAGCTTTTGTGCGTGAATCAACGTTGTCTGCACATTTATGCGAAAGCAAAAGACGCCATCAACAAAAAGATGAAGTTGGTGTACGACTTGCATACCAAGCATGGCTACGTTTTTATGAACTAACACAAGGGTCTGCCAAAAAGAAAAACTATGATGACTTTGTGAGAAGCTCGTATTATGTCGCTTTCACAAAATTTGGCAGACACTTACATAGCATAAGGGCAGTTAACCCAACTGCTTTTATTGACTATGTTATTAAGAATAATAAAAAGTTAGATCATTGGTGTAAGGATAAACTTTATGAGGAATACCTACTACAGTACTTGCAAAAGGAAAATCCACAAGACGCACTAGAGCGTGGTATTCTCGAAATGCAAGAGTGGGCCGATGAAGAGCAAAGTGTAGTTAAAGACTTTTTCCGTTATGCTAACACTAACCGTATTGTAGCAATGATTGTGAATGGGCGTATTAGCCCGTGGGTAATCTATTGCAGTGATACTGGACAAGCGTGTTTGGAACGCTTTAATGAAGAACAAATTATGATGGTGTTCCCGTGGATTGAACCAGATATGTGGCAACGCAAGTTAAAGACTTATGCTGCTGATGCAGAGTGGTGCAGGCATGTATTGACTCAGGCAGGATTTTAATGCGTTGGAAAACTGAAACATTTCAAGAACGATGCAGGCGTTTAGAAAAGTGGCGCCCATAGTTTGCATGGCGACCTGTTGTCATTGATGGACAACGTGTTTGGTTAGAATGGATTTATCGTAGAACTAAGGTTTATTCTGGAATTGATGTGATATACGAAACAGAATATGCGGATACTATGACTATACTAAAAAAACAAAAATTTGATGGGGAATATGATGGGCTTGAGTGATAATCGTGATAGCAAACTAAAATATGCAATGCGAGTGTATAATCATCCAAGCTTTGGGGAATGGCATAAGTGGTATGCATGGTATCCAGTTCGTATAGTAAAGTTTCATAGGGTAGAACTTACAACATTTGGTGTTGGTGAATTTTTTATCAAAACATATCAATGGGTATGGCTTAAAGAAGTCGCGCGACGTAAAGTTATTGATGAACTCGATGGACCAGGTCGTGAAGGTGCTGGATCAAAAATATATTACGAATACACTACAACAATGGAACTACTAGCAAGTGGATATTGACTGGAGTTTATGTTACTGATACTAAATAAAGTATGAGTAAATTTAAACCAACGTATCTTTACGTTAAGCAACATAATCAAACTGGTCTAAAATATTTTGGAAAAACAACAAAAGATCCACTCATTTATAAGGGATCAGGACTTTATTGGAAAAATCACTTAAAAGTTCACGGAGATGATATTACAACTGTATGGTTTATGCTTTTTGAAAACGAACAAACATTAACTGAATACGCTAATAAATTCTCATTGGACCACAATATTGCTGAGTCAACAGAATGGGCTAATCTTAAACCAGAAAACGGACTTGATGGCTTCACACAAGGTCACAAATACAACGTTGGTTCAAAAAGACCTAATTTATCAGAATACAACTTAAGACCCGAAGTCATTGCAAAACGTAAAGAAAATAATAAAGGCAATGATTATGCTAAAGCGTTAAAAGGATATAAACAATCTAGCGATCATGTTGAGAAAAGGATGAAAGCACATCGAGGTATCAAAAAAGGTCCTCAAACAGAAGCACATATTAAAAGTAGATTTCAGAAAAAGCATTGTGTACACTGTGAAGGTGAGTTTACTCCTGTAAATTTTTCAAGATGGCACGGTGACAAATGCAAACAGAAAATGTAAAAAAGTTTACTAGTGACATAGATATTGATGTTGCTAATCGTGATGATGTGCTGAAATTAATTAAGCACACCCCGGCTAGTATGTTTAAAAAAGGACAATTTGTTAAACACTTAACAGGAATATATGTTACTGATGTCCCTGTTGATCCAATTACTGGCATGGCAACTGTGGAGTACGAAAAAGCAGAGGAACTTGGCTACGTTAAGTTGGACATACTTAATCAATCTGTTTACGATCAAGTAAAAGATCCAGCGCATTTAGAGAAGCTGTTATCAACAGAACCTATGTGGGAAATGCTGCAATACAAAGAGTTTATAGAGCAAGTAGTTCATATTGGCAATCACTATGATACTATACAGCGTATGCCGGAACCTATTAACAACATTCCTCGCATGGCTATGTTGCTTGCTATTATACGACCGGCAAAACGACATTTAGTTGGCAAAACATGGAAGGAAGTTGGGTTGGATGTATGGACTAAACCAGCTGATGATGCATATTACTTTAAGAAATCACATGCTGTCAGTTATGCACATTTAGTTAAAGTTCATATGAATTTATTGTGCGGAGTGTAATATGATTACACTAATTGGGGCTGGTTGCAGTTTTACGTTAGGGTCAGAGTTAGCTGACGATAACGACTCTAAAAGTCCAAGTAATTACACTTGGGCTGCTTTACTCGCAAAAAAGTTTAATATGAATTATCATTGCGTTGCTAAGCCAGGTATTAGTAACCAAACTATCGCCAGGACTCTTTTTGATACTATAGTTGAAAAACAACATCAAGAGTTAGCTGTTGCTGTAATGTGGTCTTTTACAAATAGATACGAAATATTTTCTAATAATGATTGGTTAACAGTAAGTAGTCAAACACGTAATATCGAACCAAAAGTTAATACATGGTATGAGATTTGTGGCGATAGCGAAGTATATGAAATATATACTAGTTTAACTAGTTACTTGATGATCCAAGAATTGCTTGAGCGTAAAAATATCCCATACATGTTTACAAGTGCAGATGTTTGTATTTTCAATCGTTATTTTTATAAGCATCCTACTACAAGTATTCGTAGTTTACAAACTGAAATTAATTGGGATAAATGGGTTTGGATTGGAAAAAATAAAGAAGGTTTCTTTACATGGGGTAGTCGTTATCCTGCAGGTCCTTATCTACATCCATTAGAAGAAGCCCATGAAGAATTAGCTAATATGTTATTGCCATCTGCAAAAAAATTGTTAAGGCTTGCGGACTAGTTGTATCATTTTACGTTTAGTTCGTTTACCAGCTATTTCGTGTAAACGGACGGCATGTCCCGCAACTATTTCACATTCTTTTGTTATTAACGTTTTAGCACAATATCTAAATTGTACCCAATCTTCTTTTAAGAAAACATTAATAGGAATCATACGATTTGATTCCCACCACCATTGATTTGCTAACTCAAGAAAAAGCTTTTTATGGTCATCTGTTTTTAATGTATTGTAATCATATATTGTAGTTACGTCAACGTCTTGGTTCTGAACGATGCAAACATATTCAATATCAGAATAACGGATAATAGCGAAAAAAGGATATTTTTCTAATAATTGTTGTAAAGCTTCTTCCATTCCAATTTTACTTAGCATCAATAATACCATACTGTTAATTGACTAGACGTTAACTAACTACTATATTAAGTTGTTATGAATTCTATTCAAGATGCAATACGTTCTGTAATTCCACCTAAGCATAAAAATGCTACCAAGGGTTGGATAAGCTTTAATGCTCCTTGTTGCACCCATAATGGCGAAACTAAGGACATAAAAGGTCGCGGCGGTATGGTTTTTGAAGATGGTGGAGTAATCTATCATTGCTTTAATTGTGGGTTTAAGACTGGTTGGAGACCAGGGTTGCACTTCGGATTAAAGATCCGTAAACTTATGGAATGGATGGGTATGGACGAAGGCCTCATTATGAGGCTACAGTTCGACGCATTGCGTGACCTTGATGAGGAAGTTGTTTATCAAGAGCGTATTAAAGAAGCAATACACTTTGAACCACGCGATCTTCCAGAAAACACAGTTAGTTTAGCATCCGCACAAGAGCAGGATGCATTAGATGTTGCAAAGTATCTTGATAGCAGGGGCTTTGAATTGCACGACTTTGACTGGATGTGGAGTCCCGCAGAAGGATACAACAGGCGCCTTATAATCCCATACACTTGGGAAAATAAAGTTGTAGGTTATACTGCTCGTAGTATTGATTACAACGGCAGCAAAGGCAAATATATTCAACACGTTGGTAGTGATTACGTGTTTGGTATGGATCAACAAAAGCGTGATAGTAAGTTTGCACTGTTAAGCGAAGGTCCACTTGATGCAATTTCACTTGGCGGACTTGCAGTACTAACTAATGAAGTCAATGACCGCAAAGCCGAGATAATCGATACACTGGGACGAGAAATTATCGTTGTACCGGACAGAGACAAAGCAGGCAAGCAATTAGTTAATGCTGCACTTAAGTATGGATGGAGCGTTGCTTTTCCAGACTGGCAAGATGACATTAAGGATATTGCGGATGCTTGTTTACGCTATGGTAGACTTTACACGTTAAGATCAATATTATGTAGTAAGCAGTCTAATAAATTAAAGATAGAGTTATTAAGGAAGCGATATGGAATCTAAATTTCCTTTAGATTTTAGTAATTTTGAATTAGAGATTACTAACAGATGTAATCTAGCTTGTCCAAGGTGTGCAAGAACAGACTTTATTGAAAAGTTTCCTAAAGCATGGCTTAACCACGATTTAAGCTTAGATCATTTTAAAATTTTTATTGCTCCAGTACTAGATCAAATAGAAATATTTGAATTTAAAGGAACGATGGGCGACCCAATATTTCATCCTGAATTCATTGAATGGATTAAATGGGCAAAAGGTCAAAATAAAAAAGTATACATTCATACCAACGGACAAAGCGGCACAACTCTTTGGAAAAAGCTTGCATGGTTATTAGATAAAAATGATAAGGTAGTTGTTGGTATTGACGGCACGCCTGAAAATTTTATGACATATAGAGTGAATGCAAGATGGAAAAACATTGTTGAATGTGCAACTGCTTTAAAAGATTCGACTACGTTAATATGGCAATTTATAGTTTTTAATTACAATCAAAATGATATTCAGGAAGCACGTAAGTTAAGTAAAGAATTAAGCTTCGATGAGTTTTTTATTTTACATAGCGATCGTTGGGTTGATGAAAATGATTGGTTAAAGCCAACAGAAAATTCTAAAGAACGTCCCAATGATAAGCAAGATATTGATCCTTTGTGTATTAAAAAACCAATGCATATTGTAACTGCTGATGGTTATTATATGCCGTGTTGTATGTTAATTGATCATCGATTTAGATACAAAACCCCGTGGTCGAAGACATTTGATATACATCAAGTAACCATAAACGATGTAATAAAATCTAGCATAGCAAAGGATTTCTTTGCTAAACTAACTAGTGAGTCTGCACCTAACTATTGCAGATTTAATTGCGGAAAGTGTAATGGAATCTAAGTATTCGGTAGATCTACAAAAACTATTTTTAGAAATAATGCTCGCAGATGCACAGTCGTTTGTGCGTGTACAAAACATTTATGATCCCGTTAACTTTGATAAGAGTTTGCGATCAGCAGCAACTTTCTTACAGGACTATAGTAAGAAATATAATTCATTACCGACAAACGAACAAGTTAAGGCTGGAGCAGGTGTTAGCCTACAAAAGCTCGATGCTGTTGATGACAGCATGATTGATTGGTTTATGGATGAGTTTGAATCATTCACACGTCATGAAACACTGCTACGTGTAATTCTCAAAAGTGCTGATCTCATTGAAAAAGGTGAGTATGACCCAATTGAAAAACTAGTTAAGGATGCAGTACAAATCTCACTAACAAGAGATTTAGGTACTGATTATTTTGATGATCCGCGATCACGTTTGATGAAGTTAAAGTCCAACAACGGACAAATGTCTACTGGGTGGCCAACGCTTGATAACAAACTATATGGTGGTTTTAATAGAGGCGAACTTGAAATCTTTGCAGGCGGTTCAGGTGCAGGTAAGTCGCTGTTTATGCAGAACTTGGCACTTAACTGGCTTATGAATGGACTTGATGGTGTATACATTACACTAGAACTTAGCGAGGAACTTTGTTCTATGCGTATTGACAGTATGCTTACAGGTGTAACAAGCAAAGAGATCTTCAAAGAAATTGATACAGTTGAAATGAAGATTAAAATGGTTGGTAAGAAGGCAGGCAACTTGCGTATCAAATACATGCCAGCACAAAGCAACGTAAATGATATACGTGCTTACTTAAAAGAACTGCAAGTTCAAACTGGTCGTAAGATTAGTTACTTGTGTGTAGACTATCTCGATCTTCTAATGCCAGTTAGCGCAAAAGTAAGTCCAAGCGATCTATTCGTAAAAGACAAATACGTATCAGAAGAGTTGCGTAACTTAGCTCGCGAACTTGATATGGTACTTGTAACAGCATCGCAGTTAAACAGAGGTGCAGTTGAAGAAGTTGAGTTTGATCACAGTCACATCTCAGGGGGTATTTCTAAGATCAATACAGCAGACAACGTATTTGGTATTTTTACAAGCCGCAGCATGAAGGAACAAGGGCGTTATCAACTACAGTTAATGAAAACACGTAGTTCCAGCGGTGTTGGACAAAAAGTTGAACTTGAGTTTGATGTAAACACATTGCGTATTATTGATACCGGTGAAGATATTCAAAGTAACTTCAAAAAGCCAAGTTCTAACATTATGGATAGCATTAAAAATAAGACAAATGTTACTCCAAGTGAAGTAACAGATACACCAAAAGTAACTGCGGAAGTGCAAAGTGCTAAGTTAAAGCAGATGCTTGCTAACTTGAAAAAGTAAAAAATCAAATAAATAATTTATTATGAAACGTAGAACTCGTAGCATACTTGATGAAATTACTAATATTGTCCCAGATCATGATCGTAGCAGTATTATTGAAAGCCGTGCCTTACACATTATTACAAGTGCTGTAAATTTAATTAATTTAATTCGTGAAACGTATGATCCTGAAACAGCAGGCGAATTAGAGCGTAGGCTTTTAAACAGCATTAGGGGACAAGATTCAAGTAAATTTATGCGCGGTATACGAAGGACTGACCGCAATGAAGATTAATGAATTACTTGAAAATCAACCAATCGAAGAAATATTTGGTATTAGTCAACTCGAACAAATTGTTTTAAAAGCATCAAAACAATGGGATGAAGTGGCTAAAAAATTAATACAAGTGCAACCAGATACTGCACAAGATCCAGATAAGTATGCCCTTGCTTTCATACAGTATCTAGCAAAGTTAGTCAAGGCACGTAATCTTTCAGATCCAATATTAAGCGGAGCAATGCGTCAATTTTTCAAAACTGCTGGTGGATCAAGTGTAAAGAGTAGATATAATTTACCATACAGTATGCCACCTGGTAAAATGCCATCTAGTCAGGCAATTACTGCTGCAATCAAAGTTGCTTACACTGCATACCAAGCTGAAAGAAATGCACAGTTGCAACAGCAACAACAAACTGCTCAGCAACCTCCTCAATCTGCCCCAATTGCACCAGGTACACAAGCAACATTAAATGGTAATAAATTTACTTGGCTTGGGGCACAATGGAAAAATAACAAAACAGGTCGTATGGCAACTAAAGCTCAAGGCGCCGCGCTAACTGCGTCTATAAGACCTACTACTAATGCAGGTACAACACCATGAGCTTTGAATTTGTAAAAGAATTAAGTGAAGCAAAACTTTTTCGTAATCCCACTAGGCTTGCAAATACAAGTGTAAGCGAAATTGCTGATAATTTCTTTAACGCAATTTTAAGTCTGCACGTTATGAAAAAGACAGATCCAGAAGCAGCAAGGAAGTACGCACAGCAAACACTTGCTTACGGCAATTTAAATGGATGGAGAAGTTCCGGCAGTGATCTCCATAATATGGCTCATACGCTAATAAACAATAGACGTTACTCAGATAAAATTGAAATTGATCGTTTAGTTTCTATCCCAGAATTGCAGTATAAAACTTATTTAAAAAACGTAGCAAACGGAAAAAATGATCGAGATTTTGATCGTAATTTTCTTTTAACATTGCAGCAACGCCTAGGAATTAGCAGTCCTGGATTAAAGTCTGCACGTCGTTTGATTGCAGATTGGGATCGTGCTTTGCCAGAAGAACAACAGCTGGCAGCGACTAGAGTTTATATGGGTATACAAAAAGACCTTCAACAAAGCGATCTTTATAACCCGTATTCACGTACAGTAAAACGTAATAAATTACTTGCTAGAAATGCAGAAATGCCAAAGAGCGTTAAAACTGGTACACCGCTTTGGGCTAAGATGGCTATTGCAGGCGTTGCAGGATACGCAATTGGTAAAAAAATAGCTGAATTATAATTAATTTTTTAATTCAAATGCTAAATAATTACAGCGCACAAAGCGCAGAAACTTAGATAAGGAAAAATAAAATGGCCGGTGTAGTAAAAGTAAATGGCGATATGGGTGTAGCTGGTGCTGCACAGTTCTTTGGTGGTTCAAAGATTGCTTTCTTTGGAATGATCGTAAAGAACGGTTCTGGTACAGCAGTTGACATGAGCGGTGAAGGCGGTGTAAACGAAGCATGGGAAGCAGTATACAAGGCTCTCTCACTAAAGGGTACTCCAGTACTATTCCAGTACGAGAGTGGTGCTTCAGGCGTTGCAAGCTGGGGAATTGAGCAGAACGGTGCTGGTTGGACTGCTGCTGACATGCAGACAGCTATCCGCGCTCTAGGTACAGCAGTAGGTGCTAACAGCGTAGACGTTTCTGGTACAACTGTAACAGACGTAGGCTTCAAGCTAGCTGCTGCCTAATAGCAGATAAATAAACTAAGAAAGCTGCATAACTATTATGCAGCTTTTTTTATGACTAATATGCATTTACAATCTCAATGGCGTGATCCACGCATTCAACCATACACATTAAGCAAGTTAACTCCTATGGACTTGCATACAGATCAACGTTGGAAAACACGTGATCTTCCACGAATAGAACAAGATGGTTTATGGTATCCTATCATGTTGTATAAAATTTCTCCTTACTGGTGGCATAATATGTACTGTCGATGGAAACCCAAAGAATACGAACATACTCGTCCAATCATAAACGAAGATGGCATGATATGGGCAGTGAAAATGGGCAGTAATCGATACCAATGTGCAGTTTATTTAGGATACAATACAATAGATGCTATTATGTTTAATAATAGCGATGATTGTGTTAAGTTAGCTGTATGGCACAGGGAATGTGATCCGTTAAATAATAAAAACGCTTCACCATATACTGGTGCATATGGATACTGAAAATGTTACACAGGTATATTCTTTTTACCACAGTTGATATCACACAAACTAATGTAAAAATTAAATCAAATATTGATGATTGGGGTTTGCAGCGCAATCAACAAAGGAATTTAGATACAGTAGTACAAACACTTGGATTGCGTAGTCAACCTATTAACATCCATGTAACTCAATTTTTTCGTAATCCACGTTTATTTGATTTAGGTTCAAATTTACCAGAAGAGTGTAACATATGGCAAATGGAATTTGATATTGAGCACGAAGATGCATTTGGTGAAAACTGCGAAGTTGCACTAAAAGATTTAAATTATGTACCCTTAATTAACGGATTGACAGAAACACAACCTGCTTTCCCCCCTGTTTTTCAAACAACTGGGACCTTCAAAAACATAAACATTATTTCTTTGCCCTAATTTATAAATATTCTTGTGTAGAGATACACATTAGGCACAAATTAGGCATAACTTAGGCACCCATCGACTATTAATTAAAGGGTAAAGATGTCCTTATCGATTGAAAAACAAAGCCTAGAAGCACACGTTGATTTGTGTGCAGAGAGGTATAAAGGATTGCAGGAAGATTTAGCAGCTATGTCTACCCGCATAGAAAAGCTAGAAGATGGTATGACTAAACGTATGGATAAAATTGAGTCCAGCGTAACTGAAATTAAGGATATCTTGACTAAAAAAGAAACAAGTGCCCTTCGCAGTTTAATAACTATTGGTCTTGCTATTATTGCTAGTTTGATAGGAACCGTTGGTGGTCTTGTTTGGTACGTTGTTACTCGTTCATGAGTAAGCGTATATTAATAATGCCTGGAATAGGCATTTATGCATCCCAAGAGATGATAGATATTTTAGAATTAATTGAACTTAATGGCGGAGAAATCAAAGATGAACAAGTTTCTCCACCGCAAAAAAAGTTGCTAAAGCAACTTCTTGAGCGTAACTTAGTAGCTAGACGGAGAAAAAACAATGAAGTTAGCTACAGTGTTAGATCAAAAATCAATTGGAAATAAACTCAACTACGTTATTGAATCTACTATTCCGACCATTACTAATTTTCCAATCATTTCAAAAGGAAGTGATTGGGTTCGAGTAAATGATATTCTAATTACACAAAAAAATGATCGTTATAAAGTAACTAGAAAAGGTATCTTTTTAGAAGAATTTTATAAGCGTTCATGGGCTGTAGCATATTCTGTGTCGCTATGTCAAAGCGACTATTCTGCCTGTGCTGTTCTTAAAGCAAATAATCATAGACTTGGAAAATATCTAGAAGAAATTGAACGTTATAGCTATCACTTAGAACACGCCCAAAACCGAGGAGATTATAGCAAAGAAAAAATTATTTCTGATCGTTTGAGCAGGACACTAGGGGAGTATGAGCTAATACTAGAAGAGGTATCTCCACTAATTAAAAGTCAAGTAGTTGTATAAATAAGCAATATAGTAGGGATACCCAAATGAAGCTTTCAGATATTGAAAAAACCAGCAGTATTGCAATGAATAATAAGATGCGCGAAAAGCTAGGCTGGAGCCTAGATTTAAACGCTATGACTGTTAACTCAGCTATGGATATGATGGAAAGTATTGATCAAAAACTTTCCAAAGTTCGTGGTAGTCATAAGCTACACGAAAGTCAAAACAATCCAAATTACGTTGGTTTAATTATGGCTAAGCAAATACTAGAAAGTTATGTTGCTGAAGCCGAATTAAATGTAAAAGATGATAAGAAGTCACCAAAGAAAGTTGAAGCTAAGGTAAAAGAAGGCAACAAGTTTAGCGGTGAATTAGCTAAAGCTAAGGCTTCTGGTAAAGAAGAGTTTGATGTTGACGGCAAGAAGTATAAAGTCAACGAAGCTAAGAAGAAAGTTGATGAAAAGGCTGTATCAAAAGCTCAGCAACAAGCTGCTGGTGCTGCTCTAGCAGCAAAGCGTGGCGAAGGCAAAGCTAAAGGCGCATCAAAAGAAATGATGGGCATGAGCGAAAAAGAACTTAAGAAGATTGCTGGCACAAAGCACGCTGGTCTTCCAAAGAAGAAGGTTTCAGAATCTCGTCTATTTGAAGATGAACTAGGCCAGGCACAGGCAATGCTTGCTGCAAAGGACATGGTTGATTCAATGCAGGATATGATTGAAGAACTAAGCAAGATGCTTAACGAGCAACTTCCTCCACTAACTGATAGTATTCGCACTGCAATTGGTAGCGCAGAAGCTGATAGCTTTAAGGCAAGTGCTAGTTCAACACTTAGTTCATTGCTAACAACTGTACAGTCAAGCAGAGAAGCAATGGATCAAGCTGTTCGTTCTCTTAGCGGAGAAGGGGGAACTGTATCTGTTCCTGGCGCAGATGTAGGTGCTGATCTTGGTGCTCCAGATCTTGGTGGCGAAGAAGATCTTCCAGATCTTGGTGCTGATGAAGAAGATGATTTTGCTGCAAGCGATGCTGCTGTAGGTGGCAACTTATCTCTTGGTCGTGAGAAGCGTTAATTAAAATGCGTTTGTTTGAGATCGCCAATCAAAGAACTGATGGACCTGAACCAGTATTAATGGCTATCCTTAGTTACCTAAAAGGAAAAGGTGATCAAAGAGCGACCGGTGTACGTGTACCAATGTCCAGCATTGAAGCTTTAATGCAAAATGCTGGACAATCTATCACATATGCTGAATTAGAAAATTTAAGACAAAAAAATCAAACAATAGCTAACTTGATTAAAAGTATAAATCAGGATGAAGTTATTATTAACACACAAAATAATGATGAAGTTAGCGACAATCTAGAATATCAACCTGGTGATGAGCAAGACGTTGCTATGATGGCTAAAAGAGCAGCAACACGTAACGATTAATTGCGTTATTAAAGTAAATTCATTAAAATTATTAAATGTTACTCAATCCCCTTTATGAGTACTCGAGTATTAAGCGAGTACAGTCAGAGCTTGGTCGTCAATATCTTACCCCCGATGGCATCAAAGTACCTAGTGTAACAACAGTACTTGATAAAACAAAACCAATTGAAAAAGTACAAGCATTAAACGAATGGCGTAAGCGTGTAGGACACGATAAGGCAGCAGAAATAACAAAAAATGCTGCAAGTCGCGGAACTATAATGCACAAGCGTTTAGAAGAATTCATTGCTGGGGAAATGAAGGAACCTGGCTCAAACGTTGTTCATGCCCAAGCAGCTAAAATGGCTGATGCAATTATTGAACAATATATGAAACCATTTGTTAATGAAGTTTGGGGAAGCGAAGTAAATCTATATTATACTGGTCTTTATGCTGGCACAACAGATTGTGTTGGTGTTTGGAAAGGTAAACCAGCTATTATGGATTTTAAGCAAACTAACAAACCAAAAAAGCGTGAATGGATCGACGACTACTTCCTACAGTTATCGGCATATGCTCATGCACACAATCACATTCATGGTACTGATATTAAACAGGGTGTTATTTTAATGTGTTCAGGAGATCTTGAAACACAACTATTTGAACTTAATTTAGAAGAGTTTGAAAAGTACAGTGAATTGTGGTGGAAAAGAGTTGAGCAGTATCATTTAAATTTATCATAAATACTAGCATATAGTAGGATAAAGATATGCCAATAATCAGTATTAGTAGAATACAACATAGATATGGTTTAAGCGAAAATTTACCACAGCTTGCCGCAGCAGAGTTTGGTTGGGCTATAGATCAGCGCAGATTGTTTATTGGCAATGGTCCTACCGCAGAGGGCGCGCCGCAAATTGGTAATACAGAAATCTTAACACAATACAGTAATTTGTTAGAGGTTGCTCAAAATTCCTACACATATAAAGATGTAGCAGCAGGTTATCAAGCTATAACAGGTGAAAGTCTATCATCACCAGTTACTAGAAGTTTACAAGAAAAGCTTGACGATGTTGCAAGCGTTAGAGATTACGGCGCAAAAGGAAATGGAATTGATGATGATACTGTATACATTAATAGAGCGTTAGCTGATTTGTATACTAGAGATTCTAACCCATCAACACGAAGAGTTTTATATTTTCCAGCAGGAAACTATATAGTTAACGATACAATTAAAATCCCATCCTTTGCTACAATACAAGGTGAAGGTAAAAACTGCACTATTATTACTGCTAGAGATAGCTTTGCAAATTGTGTAGCCCGTTTAGCTGACAGTAAAATGCAAGTTGGAGAAAATGTTGGTGCAAATGGTGCAGTATTGCCTAGTTACATTTCAATAAACGATATAACATTTAACGCTAACTTTTTATCAATGGATGTTTTCATCATTAATTCTGCGTCATCTGTAATATTTAGAAACGTAGCATTTTCAGGCGGATTAGGCGAAGCACCAACTACATCTGGTTCTTTGCTTTCTACATTAAGAATTTATAGCAGTGCGATTAACCACACAAAGAACATTATTTTTGATAATTGCGAATTTAAAGAAAGCAATTATGCTGCAATATTAGATGACGATATGGAAAACATCGTATTTGATAAGTGTTATTTTAATAAGCTCTATCTTGGATTTAAGATAGGTGAAGATACTACTGGTAGCGGAAAAAGCATTGTTGGTCCATTGGGGTTAAGAATAACAAATAGCTTGTTTGATGAAATTTTTAATTCTGCTATTGTAAATTATAAAACAGCAAAAGTTACAAGTGCATTCAATGCATACTTAAGTGCTGGCGATCAAAATATTTCTTCACCTGCATACCCAGTTATTATTTTCCAAGATTTTGGTGGATCGAGTATTTGTGATACTTTTACAAGAAGCGAAACATCTGCAATACCACGCATTGATTACAGCAATACCAAATCTGTTTTCATTGAAGCATCACAAGGCGTTTTCATTGGAAAAAGACAAATTTCAACAGGTGATATTAAAACACTAACTAACAACACTAGTAATACTAGTTCTGGTATTGTTTTCAACGTTTCACAGAAAGCACAAAAGTTAAATTACATTGCATCTAGAGGAACTGGTGTTAGAAACGGTGTACTAGAGATCGTTGCTACTGCTACTGGTATTACATACAGTGATTCATTTACTGAAAACGGAACTGATATTGGATTAACGTTGACTGCTACAGTTTCTGGATCAGATGTAACTGTTAATTATACAACAACAAACACTGGTGCAGATGTTTCATTCTCTTATAGCGTGGATCGCAATCTAACTTGATTTGGCACGACATTAATTGTCGAGATCGTATTTTAAAGTGGCGTGAGTGGCGTAATGCCCTCACGCCCATGTCTCTTGAAGATTGCTTAAAAGAAGTAGCAAATGCGTGGGCAAAAGCACCGCTCGTAAATCATTATCTAACACCTGATGATTTAAATGAACTACCAGATCCTTGGAATCTAATAAATGATAATATCTATTGTGATTTAGGGATATCCCTTGGTATGGTATATACACTCTCTTTATGCGATAATCCCCATATAACTGATGAAATAACCTTAGAGGTTTATCAATCCAACGAAGGTTGGATTAATTTATGCTCGGTCAACTCGGGATTATACATGCTTAATTGGGCACCTAGAACTGTCGTAAATAAATCCACGATCCCCAATTTAGGGAATCCAATTTTTGCATACACAAAAATTGACCTAGCAAACAAGTTAAACTAAACTATTAATCTATTAAAGGAAGTTCTATGAATAAGATTCAAGTAACAAAGCGCAATGGCGCCAAAGAGGATTTAAACCTCGATAAACTACACAAGGTAGTTTTTTGGGCAACAGAAGGTATCGCTGGCGTGAGCGCAAGCGAAGTTGAATTACGTAGCCAAATTCAATTCTATAATAATATTAAGAGCACAGAAATCCAAGAGATGCTCATTAAATCTGCTGCAGATTTAATTACAGAGGATACACCAAACTATCAGTATGTTGCCGGTCGTTTAATCAATTTTCATTTGCGTAAACAAGTTTATAATCGCTTTCAACCATGGTCGTTACTTGACGTTGTTAAAAAGAATATAGAACGTGGACTTTATGATTCAGAGCTAATCAAATACTACACAGAAGAAGAATGGAATAAGCTTGATGGATATATCAAGCATGATCGTGATATGGAACTTACCTATGTAGCAATGGAACAGCTACGTGGTAAGTACCTAGTACAGAATCGTGTAACAGGTGAAATCTATGAAACACCCCAAGTAGCATACATGCTTATTGCTGCTACATTATTTGCAAATTATTCAAAGGAGACAAGACTTGCTTGGGTTAGGGATTATTACGAAGCTATTAGTAAACACGACATCAGCCTCCCAACACCAGTCATGGCAGGCGTTAGAACACCACAACGACAATTTAGCTCCTGCGTCCTCATTGAAACCGCAGACAGCCTCGACAGCATTAACGCAACAGCAAGTTCAATCGTCAAGTACGTTTCTCAAAAGGCTGGTATCGGCATTGGGGCAGGTAGTATTCGCGCTATTAATTCTCCTATACGTAATGGCGATACCGCTCATACTGGCGTTATCCCATTCTTCAAATATTTTCAATCAGCCGTTAAGTCTTGTTCACAAGGTGGTGTACGAGGCGGAGCAGCCACTCTCTACTATCCAATTTGGCATTTTGAAGTAGAAGATCTACTAGTATTAAAGAACAACAAAGGTACAGATGATACTCGTGTCCGTCACATGGATTATGGAATACAGTTTAACAAGCTAATGTATGAGCGACTGCTAACTGGCGGCGATATTACATTGTTCTCACCTAATGATGTACCTGGTCTTTATGAAGCATTTTTCAATGACCAAGATAGATTCCGTGAACTATATGAAACAGCAGAACGTAATACACGCATTCGTAAAAAGAAGGTAAAAGCATCGGACTTGTTTAGTTCATTTATGGGGGAGCGTAAAGATACAGGTCGCATCTACTTACAAAATGTTGACCACAGCAATACGCACAGTTCATTTGATGAAAAGAAGTGGCCTGTTAAGCAGTCAAATCTTTGTGCAGAAATTACACTACCAACTCGCCCACTAAACGACATTAATGACGAAGATGGTCGTATTGCACTTTGCACATTGTCTGCCATTAACTGGGGTAATATCAAAGATCCAAAAGATTTTGAAAAACCATGCACACTAGCTATTCGCGGACTTGATGCACTACTAAGCTATCAAAATTATCCAGTTAAGGCTGCACAACTATCAACAAGGGATTTCCGTCCACTTGGTGTTGGTATTATTAACCTTGCATACTTCCTTGCAAAGAACGATGTAACTTATAGTGATCCAAGAGCACTTACACTTGTGGATGAATATGCAGAAGCTTGGTCATATTATCTCATTAAGGCTAGTGCTGATCTTGCAGCAGAGCAAGGCGCATGTGAACTAAGCAGCGATACAAAGTATGCACAAGGTATTGTACCAGCCGACACACGTAAGACAGATATTGATGAACTAGTTGCACACAACGAACGTATGCCATGGAATGTTCTACGCGAACAGCTAAAGACAACCGGTATTCGTAATGCAACTGTTATGGCGCTTATGCCAGCAGAAACAAGCGCACAGATTGCAAATGCAACGAACGGCATTGAACCACCAAGAGCCTATGTTTCAGTTAAGCAGTCTAAGCATGGTGTGCTTAAGCAAGTTGTTCCAGGTTATCCAAGACTCAAGAACAAGTATGAATTACTATGGGATCAAAAGTCACCAGAAGGTTACTTAAAGATTTGTGCAGTACTACAGAAGTGGATTGATCAATCCATTTCAACTAATACCTCTTACAACCCAACTTTCTACGAAGATGATAAGATTCCAATGAGTGAAATGCTTAAGCATCTTGTACTTTGTTACAAATATGGTATTAAGACACTTTATTACTTCAATACATATGATGGTGCAGGTGAGGTAGATGTTGACAAGATGGTCGCTAAAACTGTAGAATTAGCACCAGTAGTAACAGATGATGAATCTTGCGATAGTTGTGTAATTTAAGAGGAAATTATGAGCGTATTTGATATTGAAAATAAAAGCGACCACACTAAAAGTTTGGCGTTCCTTGATTCAAACGGTGGAGTAACTATTCAACGTTATGATACTATGAAGTATCCCGCAATCGATAAGCTAACTGACAAGCAGCTTAGTTTCTTTTGGCGACCAGAAGAAGTAGATACATTGCGTGATGCTAAGGACTTTAAGTCGCTTACTGCTCATGAACAGCATATTTTCACAAGTAATCTCAAGAGACAAATTCTATTGGACTCAGTACAGGGCCGCGCACCAAGCGTGGCCTTTGGTCCTATCTGTTCTCTTCCAGAACTTGAGAATTGGATTACAACATGGACTTTTAGTGAAACAATTCACTCACGTTCATATACACACATTATTCGCAATGTGTATGCTAATCCAAGCGTAATTTTTGATGAGCTAATGGATATTGAGGAGATTGTTGATTGTGCTAAGGACATTAGTAAGAACTACGATGAACTAATTCACTATAATAATGTTCTTGCTACACTACCAAAAACATATGAAGAAACACCTGATGCTGCTTACAAGCATAAGCGAGCACTATGGCTTGCACTTATGAGTGTAAACATTCTTGAAGGTGTTCGTTTCTATGTAAGCTTTGCTTGCTCTTGGGCATTTGCTGAAACAAAGAGAATGGAAGGCAATGCTAAGATTATTAAGTTTATTGCAAGAGATGAAAATCTTCACTTGGCGGGGACGCAACTTTTGCTAAAAACACTTCCAAAGGATGATCCTGTATTTGTGAAAATTGCAGAGGAAACTAAAGAAGAATCGATTAAGATGTTTGTTGATGCTGCTAACCAAGAAAAAGCATGGGCAAAATATCTATTTAAAGACGGATCAATGATCGGTCTCAATGAACAATTGTTAAATGAATATGTTGAGTGGATTACTGCTCGTCGTATGCAAAGCGTAGGTCTACCATCTCCATACAAGATTGGATCAAACCCTCTTCCTTGGACACAAAAGTGGATTAGCGGCATGGAAGTACAAGTTGCCCCACAAGAAACAGAAATTTCAAGTTATACAATTGGCGCCGTAAAACAGGACGTAAACGAAAACACATTTAAAGGAATAAGCCTATGAAGACACTCACAGTATATACAAAACCAGGTTGCCAATATTGCTCTGCCGCTAAACAGTATCTTAACGATCACGGTATTGATTATGTAGAAGTAGACATTACAGTTAATGAGGACAAAGCTAATTGGCTTCGTTCACAAGGGCATCGTACACTTCCTGTAATTTATGCAGGAGACGAACCACTTATTAATGGTGGTTGGACTACATTAAAGACTATGCACAAGCATGAAATTATGGAAAGGTTAGCAGCTTAATGCTTCTTAATAAAAGTTACAATCAAGGCGATGTGGTTACTTTCAAACTAATAACTGGTGAGGAAGTAATCGCTTGTTACCAAGGTGAAACAATGGCTGAGTTTATTGTTACAAAACCAGTAACACTTGCGCCAACACCTCAGGGCAGTTTAGGTATGCTTCCAAGCATGTTTTCTGTAGAGTTAAATACAGTTAATATAAACTTGCAAAGAAATGCAGTAGCTATGTCCGCGCTTACTCGCAAAGAAGTAAGTGATGAATACACTCGCGGAACAAGCGGCATTAAACCAGCAAGCAGTTTGGAAGGATTGCTCGATGCCAAAAGTACACAGGGTAGGGGACCGTAATTCTGCAGGTGGCAGAATAATAAGCGGTGATAAATCAATGATTATTGACGGGCGCCCAGTTGCTCCAATTGGGAGCCCAGTCAGCCCTCATAAACCATGTCCCGAAGTGAAAAAGCATTGCAAAGCAAAAACCGACGAAGGTTCAAGTTCATTTATTGTGGGCGGTAAAAAAGTTACAATAGAAACAAATAAAGATACTTGTGGTCATCCTAGGGTTGCAGGCAGTCCAACATTCATTGTGGGTAAAAGTTAATTATGGCAGAAACAAATACAACTAACACAGCAACAGATGCAGCAAAAAATGCAGTAGCACCAGCATTGCCTTCTGGGTCAGCAGGCGGTGCAGCTCTAGGTTCTTTCTCAGATCCAAAAGCAGTAGCAGAAAGAGCTGCAAATCAAGCACTTGGTAAACAATCAGGCACAGATCCTTGCGCTAATGGTGGCCAGGGTAACGGACAAGCTACTAGCAGAGGTAATGGTCCAAGATCAGGTGTATACAACGGAATTAAAGGCCCTGTATCTGGATTACAAGGTAGTTTAGATAAATGGAACGCTGCACACGCAGACACTGGATTAAAAGCTTATGCGTTTTCTGGCGTTGGTTCACGTAGCGTTGGCAGCTCTAAGCATCCAAGCGGTAATGCAGTTGACGTTGTAATTGTAGATAAAAATGGTTGCGCTTTAAACAACCTATACAATGGCGATACACCTTCATTTAGAGCATACGAATCTTTAGCCAGTCAAGTTTGTCAAGACTCGGGTGGAGCAATTGGGTGGGGTGGTAATTTTGGTGGTGACTATTATCACGATACTATGCACTTCCAGAATGGTGGTCCAGTAGGACAAAGAGGAAGAGTCTGCGAAGGCAAGGCAAATCCTTATACTCCTAATAACTCAGACCCAGGTAATACACGGTATGATGGGCCAACAACTTGTCAAGAAGCTAACGGCGGAACTGGTGAATCTAGAGGAAGCGCTGGCGGCGGCGGAGGTGGCGGTTGTGGAGAAGGTTCAGGTGGCGGTTGTAAACCTATTTCTTCTGGTGCAGCAGCCGCAGCATCAAGTATGTCACAAGGTCAAGGACTTGGTGTAAATGGAGCAATGGGAGCCGCACTAGGTGCATTTGGTGCTATGGGAGCAAATCCAATGGCTGCTGCACAAGGTCTTATGCAACAAGCATTGGGGGCCGCAGCAGGTCCTATTGGTTCTATGCTATCTGGTGGATTAGCTAATCCGCTTACACAAATAACAAGTCAAATTTCAGGATTAGTTCAAGGTATTGGCGGTGGAATATTACCGAGCTTAACAGGTGTAATTCCTGCTGCATTACAAGGTGGCAATTTAACAGGTCTTATGACTGATGTTATTAAAAATCAAGCTACTTCATTAATTGGACAAAATATGCCTAACTTAGGTGGTTTTGGTCAAGTGTTTAATGGTGCAATGGGTGCAGCCGCAAGTGGTGCAGATTTAAAAGGTGCATTAACAGGATCGGTAAGTCAAGTTTTTGGTAATGCCGCGAACGGTCCATTAGGTAGTGCGTCATTGAGTGCTGCTGCCGCTGTAACAAACACACAGTTGCCAGGATTTGATATATCAAGTAAGTTAACTGCACTAGGTATTACAAATGAATCTTCACAAGAAGGCATTGCCGATAATCTTGTATTTGTTGAAGTGAAACTTCAAAATTCTGTAGAAAACAAAAAAGATTTTACACTTCCATTTAAAGAAGCATTAGAAGAATTAATTAACAAACCAACATTTGATGGTTTTACATCAATGTATCATGATTACAATTCTATGATAACACAGGGATTTGGTAATCTAAGTAATGATTTAAATGCTCTTGCAATTGATTTAATAAGCTTAGGTAAACTAGGCGACCTAACTGATTTATTAAACATTGGTACACCCGGACAACTTATAAGACAAATTATTGAACACGGTCACGGTATTACATCTGGTTTAACAAGCAAACTAGTTGAACACAAATTAACATTAGCAGAGTTACAAAGGGATGAAAACCACGATTTATTGATAGAAATTTTAACTGACATCAATGATGAAGAGGTTATTAATCAAATTAAAACAGCATTTGAAATTAACCCTTCAGTAAACATTAAAACTCTTGCTGATTTACTTGATCCAGAAATAATTTTTTCTAATAGCTACGAATATAATAAGTTTGAAAACTTGCGTGATATTGCATTAACTCTTTCAATTTGTGGTGGAACTGGAAGATTAAAAACTTTGCGAGAACTTGGATTTATTATAGCTAGTCTTGAAACAGTTGAGGATTATGAGGAACTTGCACAGGAAAGTCAACCAATTAGAATTGATGAGTATGTACAATTAAGTTATGATATGCCTTCAAATAGTTGGTTTAGTAGTGAAGGACCAACTGTTGCAGACTTTATTGGATCAATGGCAGGTTATGTACATAATGATACGCTACCAAAAATAGATGCACTTCTACAAGAATTGTATGATGATTCTGTTACTGATGATCTATATGAATTAATGGGGTTGTTAACAGATACACTAACTGCGCCAACAATTGTTAATGTACTTGGTATAGATTATGTGAGAGTTCCTGCAGTATCAGTATATACATTTGGTGATTACCTAACATTAGATGACGCGGTATCAGATATTGTTGATGCTATTGAGTATGATTTAGATTTTATTAAAACACTTTCAAATGCAGATCCAGATTTAGAAAACAAACTTTACGAGCTCGAAGCATTACATACTATGAGTGCAGAGTTCTTAGCACACGAACAAAAGATGCGTGGAAAGTATGGCATTGAGTTTGGAGATCCAAACAGGACAACTCATTATAGAGGTGACGGTGTTACAACTAACTTCCCGCTATATAGTACCGTTGCATCTGGTCTTCAAGTAAGTTTAAGCGGAGTACAACAAGCTGAGGGATTAAATTATACCTACAATTCTACTACTAATCAACTCGTGTTTGATACTCCACCTTCTGTAGGTACATTAATTACTGCAAAGTACCAAGTTGATTCTGTAAAAGTAGAATCAAAGATAGTTGATATTTGGCAACTTGCAAATAGTTTAGAGTCATTGGCATTAGATACAGGTCATGGTCGCCCGGCAGATTTCTTAAGCAGGCTAGTTACAAACGATTATCATGGTCAACGTATTGATGCAATTATGAAGCAGAGCAGAAACGTTCAAAGATTAAGCAATTATGGCATGGCCCCGCCAGCATATGGTTATGTGTTAACTGACGGTAGCGATGCAAACAAGTCAGTTAACTTTATTGATCACACTGGAATTTGGACACCAAACCCAACTCGCGCTGGTGAAATTTGGGTACAAAACGCTACTGATAAAATGTATAACGCATATGTTTTAGATAGAATTAAAAATCAACAAACTACTATTCAAAGTGATGTTGATATTTTGATACAAAACATAATACGTCAAATGATTTTCTATGTTGATGGCAACTTAATAATGAGTGATGCATTAGCAGAAGTTTATAACAATAATCAAAATAATGAAATATATGTACGATCTGTGGATGAACTAGCTATAGGATATGCATATGAGTTACCTACAGATGGTTACATTATTGGTCCTTACAAAGAAATTGTTTCAGCAATTATTAGTAAGGAAAATTTGACCAATGATGTATTCAATCAAAAACTATCTAATTCAACTGAAGAATATTTGGATTCAATTGGAGTTAGATTGGACTTAGTAGTTACTATATTACAACGAATATTAACTGCAAGTGCATCTTTCCATTTAGGTATGATGGAAGGAGATTTCCAAGATATCTTTGGTGTCCAAAGTGTAAGTAAGGCATTGCTACAAAATATTGCCAATAATTACTAAAAATTGGTTGCATAAAAACGAGTTGATTGTATAACGTAGTTATGGAACACAATTTCTTTTATGATTTTACGGATTGGAATCAAAAGCGCGGGACGCTTTGGAAATCAATTCAATTGAGGGGCGAGGGTGCTGAAATGGCACACGCATGGCGAGATCATAGTATGCTTTACAAGTTGATGACTAATGCAGACCAGTATGCAATGCATATTGCACGAGAAGAAACTAATTGTCGTCGGCTTAAAAAGCAAACTACTCGTCATCGTAAGTTAATCAAAACATTTGAAGAAACTGTCCAAACTTTAGAGGACATGGCTATTATGTATAGATTGACCTACGCATAAATATCCCGACATGGAAACACATAGTAGATCAATTGTAAAAGCCATTACTTGGCGAATTATAGCAACCGTAATTGCGGCATACTGGGCTGGTTGGGAAGCCGCAATCCTTATGAATATTGTCCAAACTATTGCGTATTATTTCCACGAAAGAGTGTGGACTAATATTGACTGGGGAAGAATAAAGAAGCTATAAATACTTTTGTAAGCGTTGATAGTGCTTTAAAGACTTATTGGACTGGGGGGCGGTACCCCACACCTCCACCAAAAACACAGCCGCCTGGACAACATAGTTGCAAATATGCCAGGTCGTTTCTTGGATAAGCTGAAATAGGCAAAGCGGGCTGTGCTTTTGATGGGGGTGAACTAGGATCGACAAGAGTGAAATAAGGGCAAGGGAGTTTACAGTGAGGCGACTGACTTTACAGCGCAGATAATAAATGCAAACGATAACTTCGTTCGTAACGAGCAAATTGCTCAGTCTATCGTAGTTCGCGATCGCGACCTCGTAGCAGCATAAGCTCAACGGGCCGTTGGGAGCCTTGGAACAGAATCCCAACATTTGACACAGACACACAGAAAGGAAAAACTATGTCATTAAATCCATATGAGATCCGTTTGGAACTCTTAAAACTAGCACAAACCACACTAAACGAAAAGGCGTATAACTCTCGCCAAGCACTTATGGACCAATACACTTACGAGCGTGAGAATAGTCCAAATACTGCATTCCCAAAGTTGCCAACAATGCCAACGTCTGAGGAAATTATTACAGAAGCCAAAAAACTTAATGACTTTGTAAGTAACGGCTAGTAATGTAAAGTGGTAGGCACATACCGTAAAGTTGTGTCGTGAACGATAGATCGGTCACACGAAAGATGACGCTGGATTGCGTAACCAGCAATTAACTTTTAGAATGGAGAATACATTGAAGAACTATATTAAGTCTGCTGTTGCAGCACTCGCCCTTGTTGGTATGACCGTAACTGGTATGGCAGCAGATGCAAGCTCAAAGAGCGCCGGTTTTAAGGTTGGCACATTAACTTGCCATTTTGATTCTAGCGTTGGTTGGGTTATTGGTTCCGTTAAGGAAGCTGATTGCCTTTATAAGGGCATTAACGGTGAAGAGCAGCTTTATTCCGCTGAGCTTAGCCGTCTTGGAGTAGACATTGGTGTAACTGGCGCACAGACACTTGTTTGGGCTGTTATTGCTCCAGGCAAGGCTCAGCCAGAGAGTCTCGCAGGTACTTACCTCGGTGCTAGCGCCGAAGCCACTGCTGTTGTTGGTGTAACAGCTAACGCTCTACTTGGTGGTTTCAAGAAGAGCATTGCACTACAACCACTCAGCATTGGTGCCCAGACTGGGCTTAACGTTGCTGCTGGCGTAGGTTCACTACGTCTCCGCGCAGAGTAATTTACTTTGTAAATTAAATTGGGGCTCTGAAATATGAGCCCCTTTTTTTCCTTTGACTTGATGTAACACATCAACTATATTGTTAGCATAGGAGTTCAACTATGCTAGACAACAGACAAATGGAAAGATGGCAAAAAGTTAATGCTTATCTTGAAGAAGCTCTAGAGCAAGTTCAAGACGATAAAAACAAAAGCCGTAAAATCAAAAATATTAGATCAAAGCTTGCATGGGCGTTGGACCAATATGAAAGTGGGTTATCTGGTAAAACCGAACTACTACAAAAGCTTGCCCCTGAGGTAGCTGAAAAGTTTCAAGAGATTATTGGATAATGCTAGTCATTGATGATTTTATTCCTGTAAGTTTACAGGAACGCTATAAAGCATGGGTGCTTGGGGAACAGTTTCCTTGGTTTTATACCCAAGACGTTACGTTTGGCACAGGGGTGCAGCAACGCCCTTGTATGACGCATAGATTATATGCAAACGGTAATAAGGTAAGTGCATTGGATGTTGATATTCTCGGACATCTTGGTGCTGAAAAAATGAAATATAAGTTTAACGGTATACTCCAAGGTAAAACTATTTTACAGTTTCCACTTAACCCAAATGTAATTGGAACAGAAGTAGATAATTTGCATACGGATATTGATCCACACGAAGATCATTTGGTAGTCTTATATTACGTAATGGACGCAGATGGCGATACTATTATTTGCGATCACAGGAATATTGATTACCAAAATAGGAATTTACATGCAGAGGATTTTCCTGTATTAGCAAGAGTAACACCAAAGCAAGGGCGAGTTGTGCTATTTGATGGTAGCTACTATCATACAGCAGAGCAACCTAAAAACGGAATGCGTTGTATTATTAATTTGAATGTAGTCTAATGATTAAATTGTTAGTAAAATTGCCAAAAACGTTCTACGTCGCTTGTAGCGGCGGAGTAGACTCTATGGCTGCATTAAATTTCCTTAGCAGGAAACACGATGTTACTGCGGCATTTTTTGACCACGGCACTGTTGCAAGTAAGGAAGCATTTGCTTTTCTTTCTCGTTACTGCAAAACACATAACATCAAGATGGTTGATGGTGCTGTCATGCGTTCGAGAAAAAAAGATGAAAGCATGGAAGAATACTGGCGCAATGAGCGTTACAAGTATTTTGAACAACTTGATGCACCAGTAGTTACAGCACACCACTTAGATGATGCCGTTGAAACTTGGGTTTGGAGTAGTATGCATGGTCAACCTAAACTTCCAGAAATTTATCGTGGCAACGTTGTTCGTCCTTTTCTCGTAACACCAAAGCAAGAATTAGTTAATTGGTGTAATAAGCATAACATGGAATGGTACGACGACATGTCCAATTTTGACACTAAATATATGCGTAACTATGTTCGACATGTTGCGATGCCAGTTGTCCAAAAGATTAATCCAGGTATCCAAAAGACTATTAAAAAGAAGTTGCTTTCTAAATTAGATAATATATAATAAAAATACTTAGAAATTGGGGGTTTAGCTCAGTTGGTGAGAGCAGTCGACTCATAATCGACGTGTCGGGGGTTCGAGGCCCTCAACCCCTACCATTTTTAAACTTTGAGGTCAACATGAAGAAACTATTACTTTCAACCGTGCTTGCAGCAAGTCTTTTCGCCACACAGGCATTTGCTGAGACTATTTTTTATAGTGGTGGACAAACAGGTGCATGGAACGTTTTTGGTAATGCTGGAAACGCAACACAGAATGCAGCTTGCGTAGCCGAAACAAAGTGGCAAGATGGCAGCACTATGCAGCTCATTAAAGACCTCAAGTCTGGTGAACTTTATATTTGGTTCCAAAACTATGAATGGAACATTGCTGACGCCCCAGGTGACTATTCATTTAGAATGAATCTAGTTAATCGTGCTAACCAAGTAGTTGGTGGCGATATGACATACTCACTTATTAACAAGAATACAATTGCAATCCGCGGCATTGATGTTAACAGCTTTATTCCAGCATTTATGGAAATGTCTGAGATGCGTATCCTAATGCCAGGCGACATTCAGCCGGCATATATTCCACTAGATGGTTCAACTGCCGCAGTGCAAAAACTTCTTGCATGTCTAGACGAGTCGAAGAAACTCCCCCCAATTGACACTGCTCCACTAGAACAAAAGCCTAACGCTGAAGGACAACAGCCTAAAGTGCCTGGGCAGGACATATAAATACTAACTTAACGGAGATTAATATGAAGAAGATTATTGCAAGCATTTGTGCCATTGCTATGGCTGTTACAGTTTTTACTGTTCCAGCAAAGGCAGACAATTCCGAGGAAGTTATTATTGGTGTCCTAGGTGGCGCACTTGGTGGCCTAATCATTGGAGAAGCAATTGGGCGTCCACGTTATCCTGCATACCCAGTCTACGCTGCACCGCCTCCACCAGTTTATGTTCAACCACAAGTAGAATATGTGCGTGAATGCTGGTGGAAGACAGTTCGTCGTTACAATCCAAACACCGGGACTTATGTCCGTGTAAAGAAGAAGGTATGTGATTACGTACCGTATTAAGCTTCGTTAGTGCTTAATGCCCCAGTAAACTTTGCGTAGACCGGTCCTTGTGTAGGGGCCGGTTTTCCTTTTGGCCAACGGATACCTTTAAGTCTATTCTTCGCAATGCGGGTAACTGTTACGTTGTCGCTCTGATTTCCGCCTAATATGTGATAAGCGTCTTTATCCTCGCTAACGTAAAATCCAACGTGACCACCGCCTGGACGGACAAATACCATTACTGCACCTGGTACACCCTTTGCAAGCGGAGTTCCCCAACTGTTCCAAGATAGCGCACTTAATACACCATCGTGTACTGGTATGCCATTCTTTTTCATGCAATAAGCAACAAACAACCCACACCATGGGATTTCATCTGCATTGTAAAACTTTGCAGTCCATCCGCCTACCTCTCTGGCCCAAGCAAGTATCTTTGGATTGTTCCTAGATCCTGCAACTTCTTTAGTTCCTAGCAAACTTTTTGCGGTATCAAACCATTCCATGGTATTTCCCCTTTATGTATGTATTTATTGTTAAAACGCTAAGTTCTTGTAATTCTTAAGGTTTTTGGGGTACTGCTAAGTGCTTGAATTCATTAAGGAATCTTTTTTGCTTTTTTGGTGTCTTTTTGGTTGACTCCAAAGCGTTTGGCTATATTATGTACATATAGCAGTTAACAACAAATAGGGAATTACAAATGACCAAGTTGGAACTCCAAGCGCTCGTTGCTTCCTCTACTGTTGCTGTGACCAAGGCTCCTGCTGCACACGCTAAGGGTGTAAAAAAGCCCAAGCGTGTTACCAAAGCACACGCAAAGCGTGTAGATGCTATTGTTGCCCGTTATACCCCCAAAGCCGCATAAACGGTTGACACGCACCAAAAAGGTGCTATACTGTAACAGTAAAAGTTAACAAATAGGGAGTTTCCCATGCGTACTCTTGTGAAGGAAGATACTGTTAACACTGTTCGTAGCTGTAACCCGCTGGGCAGCTTGCTTGATGCCCGTGATAAGAGCGACCAGGCTTTTAGGCTACACCATAAAAAGTTTAACAGCCCCAAGCACATTGATCGTGTTGTGGCTGTTTGCCAGATTCTCGAACGATTTTTTAACTGTAAGGTGACGTACCTTACCTATCGCGGTCTTGGCACACATGCTAAGAAGCCGTTTGAAAATATTAAGATGGAACAGGTTGGACACATCCTGAGTCGTACTCCTGCCGCTCGTAAGAATGAAAACTTGTATGCTCCGCTCCAGGCGCTTGGTGACGTTGATGTGGTGAGTAAGAATGGTCACCTTATTGTGCGAGTGTACTAATGAAGTTGCTCTTTGTTTTCTTCTTTGTGCTTATCCAATTTACGCTGCTGCCGTTTATTCATATGGTCAGCAATAACAAGCCCGCACAGTTTCACGTTTCTGGTCAAACTGTAATTTATAAGACGAACTAAGATGAAGGTATGGATAGGTTACCACTGTCATAGCGACGGACTCGACATTTGGGAATGTGTCGAAAAGGTTTTTGACGACGAAGTAAAGGCGTTGTTGTGGTCTAAAGATTCGTCTTTCAAAGCAACTGCATATGATTGGCGCCGCTACGAAGGGAAGGAAGTAGAATAATGGGCTACCGTGTGCTTGGTGAACGTAATAAGAAGTGGCAACCCCGCAAGGGACTTGAGGGCCCATTCTTTTATGCTAACGGCAAGGTGCTGTATTATGATCCTAAGGCTGGCGAGTATTGGGATCCTACAACGGACTTTTATATGAGCCGTGAAGATATGGACTCTCTCCATCAGATGACTATTGACATCCTCGCAAAGGAGCGTATAGTAAGAGCATGACAAAGCGTAAACCGTTTACATACAAAACCATCAAGCGTAAAGATGGGTCCAAAGAAGT